TTCGAGGCGACAGATAAACAGACGACACAGGCACAAGCGATAGCTTGGGCCATGCAAGGCATTAAAAACTTTTGCGGGAGTATCGGCGCGCACGGCTATATCGGGTCGCAGTACAATCGCGAAGCCAAGCGCGAAAAGGTACGCACACAAGATGGCGCGCTTGGCTCCAGTGGTATCGGACAAAAATCTAACCTCGTGTTGACGATGAAGCGCGAGTTGAATATGGATAGTTCACCAGAGATTGTAGACTGGGGCGGGCAAAAGATTTACGTTGAACCGGGCGAACCTTCTCCCTTTGGTGAGTTTCGTATTGCAAAAAGTTCATTTGGAAGGAGCGGTCAAGTGTGCAAAATGTTCTTCGACGGCAAATACTATTATTGGAGAGATGTAGAGACAAGGAGAATAGAACAATGAACGAACCGCAGTTGCAAGCAGCGCTTATTAAAGCAATGCGGAGGGATTTTGAAATTTATACGGGCGCAGACGGCAAAGGCGTCTGGGGGTATTCAATGCGTGATACTTCTCAGATGGTCAAGATAGATATTGTAGCACGCGGGCGTAGCCACTTGCTAGAAAGAGGCTTCACTTTTGAACCATTCGGCATTGAGGTCAAGCAACCCAAAGAAGGGCGCAAGCTTTTTGATCTGGCGTTTCAGTGCCTAGACTACAGGCTATCGACTTTTAGGTTTCAGTCGGGGTACAAACCGCTAGCATTTGTTTTAGCATATCCGCGTTTGATGAGCTTTGACAAGACGCGGGGGCGCACGATTGAGCGCTTTCTAACGCGCTTTCAAGTCGGGTGGGTTGAAATAGAAGATACCGGGTGGAAGATTGAAGCTGCTGCCGGCCAAGCCTACGCGCGCCGGTACATGAACGACATTCGTATGACAACTCAGAAAAACTACCCGCTGGTGACGGCGCGGTACGGAAACTATACGGCCTCACGGCAAAGGAGTACACACGGTGAATAACACAATGGTCTTTTTGGAAAGTCTATTCTGCGATAGTGACCCGCAACACTACCTTGAGATTACGATCCTGGATGACAAGTTCAAAGACGCGCCATACGTCTATGAAGGTGGCACGAAGCGTTCGCCGGCAACCGCCTGGGTACAGCTAGGCAAAATGAAGGAGAAATTACCGAGGGTTTTCGAGCGCGCCCAAGTGCAGAATGATGATGGCATGGGGATTTACTTCGGTGCGTGCGCCAGACACGAGACGCGACCAAAGGGGAAGCGCGCACTCAAGACGAGCGTGTCCACAGCGCCGGCGCTGTGGGTTGACCTGGACTATGGACACGACAAAATAGGGCAGGCAACTGAAACGCTGCGACGCTTCACACACCCGCCGACTTATATCGTTGCAACCGGCGGAGGTGTACAGGGTTGGTGGGTACTGCGATCTCCGCTAAAAATCGTAAACGAAGCTGTTCGCAAAGCCTTCGAGCAGACACTACGCGGTTTGGCTAAAGCGCTACGCGGCGATACTTCGGTTGCAGACGTCGCGCGTATTATGCGCTTGCCGGGCTTCCGAAATATGAAACCGGACAGAGGCGGCTACATGGCGAGTATTGTGGTCGATGACGGGCCGGTGTATGACTTCGCCTCATTTGTCGGTTATGCAGCGCTCGACAACCCGCCGAAGCGATATGTACCGAAGCGAACGACAAAACCACGCAACGGCAAACGTCCGCGTCTGACAAACCGCGCCGAGGGCTTTTTGCAAGCGGGTGCGGCGCAAGGTACGCGACATAGCACGCTTTTGCATACGGCGTACCAGATGCAAGCGAAAGGTTTTTCTAAGAATGAGTGCTGGGATGAGGCCGGGCAGATGGCAATGAGTTGCGGGCTTCCACTAAAAGAAGTCAGCGGGATAATTAATCATGTCTATGAGGGAAAACAATGAATAATCAATCACCGATGCTCTCCCAACCTAAGACACAAGCGCCCATGCTGTCGCAAGCCCACGGCGGCGCGTCACAGCGGTCACTTTTCGGCGGTCTTCAAAATATGCGCGCGTTTTATGGCGTGTGCGACTGGTGCGACGATCACTGGTGGGATAATCCAGTTGAGCGGTGGGCGTGGTGCATGGATGAGTGTACAGACGTATGTCCGGCGTGTGGTGAGGCGATGGAGTGGTACGATAAGGATGAAGTTGAACAAGAGAGGGTTGAGCGGTTGTCCGCGACACTATTACCGTCCAATCCGTGCCCGGTGTGCGATGGATTGGGCTGCAATGATTGCAACATGAGCGGTGAGTGGAATTGTTACATCGCTAAAAAAGCGGCAACTTGCGGAGACGAACAATGCGAAAAATCATAGCCATCGCAGCTATCATCTGGCTCGCCATCAATTCACTGATGGAGCGCGGCTATCCGTGCGATGAGGAGACAAAATGAAATTCGGTTCACTATTCGCGGGGATCGGCGGTTTTGATCTGGGGCTTGAACGCGCCGGCATGGAATGCGCGTGGCAGGTGGAGATTGATACACAGTGTCAGCGCATTCTTAGGCGACACTACCCAGGCACGGCAAAGCATTTAGACGTGCGCGATTGCGGGGCGCACAACCTCGAAAAAGTAGACGTGATTACATTCGGTAGTCCGTGCCAAGATTTTAGCATCGCCGGCAAACGCGCCGGTATAGACGGAGAAAGGAGTGGTCTTTTCCATGAAGCTATCAGAATCATTGGTGAACTCAACCCAACTTTTGCAGTGTGGGAGAACGTTCCCGGCGCTTATTCCAGTAATGCTGGACGAGATTTTGCGGCGATCCTCGGTGCGTTTCGGGAATGCGGGGCGCGTGACATCGCGTGGAGAACTCTTGACTCTCAATATTTTGGAGTACCCCAGCGCCGCCGTAGAATCTTCCTTGTGGCAGATTTTAGAAGCGAATGCGCCGGCGAAATACTTTTTGAGTCCGAAGGCGTGCCGGGGGATATTAAGGCGCGCGGAAAAGCGGGGGCGGACACTGCCGGAACACTTGCGGCAGGCGCTCACCCAAGTGGCTTTAATGGACAAGACGCCCACCAAAACAAATTAGTTGTCATCAAAGGCGCAGCCATAGGACGCAAGCCTGAAGCCGACCCACAGCGCGGCGAAGTGCGGGAAGACGGCTTAAGTTATACGCTGAATACCACCAAGGTACACGCGGTTTGTAACGCACTATCGGCGAATGGCGTTGGTACGTGCGGCGCGGATGACAATCAGGCGCAGGCGAGGCATTTGGTTTTTGATTGGCAAAGTGGCGGGGATGTGCGGCTGAATATTTCGTCGGAAAAAACAAGCGCGCTACAGGCAAGTCAAACGAAGGCGGTACACACAACGGGGTATCAGGGCGACCGGATTTTTTATAATACGTGGGGCACGCTGTCCGCAAAATCTGGAAATAACGGAGGTGGTAGTAACGGATTGCTACATGCGTGTTCGGGCGTCCGCCGCCTAATGCCTGTTGAGTGCGAACGCCTGCAAGGTTTCCCCGACGGCTGGACTGCTTGGGGCATTGATGGAAACGGCGAACGGGTTGACATAAGCGACGCGCAGCGCTACCGCATGCTCGGCAACGCCGTGACCGTCAATGTCGCGCAGTGGATAGGAAAACGAATCGTGGAGTATGAGCAATGAACATTCAAATTCTACAGGCGAACGCCGGGTGTTTGCCTATTGTATTTACCGCTCATGTGTGCTAGAATAGATTACGTCACGGATGAACAGCGCGAATTGCTTTTTAGAGCACATTCCTATAGCCCGCCTCTACATCGCGCGTTTATCCGTGACAAGAAAAACGCAACACTGAGGCGGGCTATTTGTTTATCTAGGGAGAAAATAAGATGAGCGATAAACTCACTCAATATCAAGATTTTTTAGAAAGCAAAAAAATCCTTGCCGCACCAAATGGGTTTAATGTTGAGTTAAGCGAAATATCCACAGTGCTCTTTCCATATCAGCGAGACATTGTGCGGTGGGCTTGCTCGAAAGGGCGCGCGGCAGTTTTTCTTGACACCGGGTTAGGAAAGACGCTCATTGAGGCAGAAATTGCGCGATTGATTTTCGAGAGGACGCAAAAACCCGTATTGATCGCTGCCCCCCTGAGTGTTGCACATCAAACAGTCGAGATGGTGCAAAACTTGCTTGGGTGGGATATTCAGTATACCCGCGCTGAATTATCTCACGGCGTAAACATAACAAATTTCGAAATGGTAGACCGCTTTAATATTTCTAGTCTTGCCGCCTTTTTGCTAGATGAAAGCAGCCGACTTAAGCACGAAAGTAGCCGGCAGCGCCAGCAATTTATCAATAAGTTTCAAGATGTACCATATCGTTTTGCCTTTAGTGCCACTCCATCTCCAAATGATCTCATCGAGCTTGGCGGACATTCCGAGTTTTTAGGTGTGATGAAATCAATTGTCATGCGGTCGGCATTTTTCTATAACAACGGAAAAAACGCAGTACACGGTGGGTGGGATATTTCACCACACGGCAAACAAGCTTTTTACTCGTGGCTATCTAGTTGGTCGATGTCGGCGCGCGCGCCATCTGATTTAGGATATTCTGACGACGGCTTTGAGTTGCCGCCGCTAAACGAGATTGTTCATAAGATTGACATTGATTTAAGTTCAATAGATGCAGGTACAGATAAAAACGGGAACCAGCGCATGATGATTGCGCCGTCGGGGTTACAAGGATGGAACAAAATCCGAAAAGCGACAACCCCAGACAAAATCGCACGCGCGGTAGAAATTATAAAAAACAGTGACGAGCAATGGATTGTATGGTGCTGGTACAATCACGAGCAAGACGAAATCGAAAAAGCGCTTGGCGATGAATGTGTTTCAGTGATGGGTAAGCACTCGCCAGAAGAAAAACGCGACGCTTTTTTGCGCTTCATCAACGGCGATGCGCGCGTTTTGGTGACAAAAGTAAAAATCGCCGGTCACGGAATGAACTTTCAACACTCACATAACATGATGTTCGTGGGGTTGAACTTTTCATACGAACAATACTATCAGGCGGTGCGCCGTCAATATCGATATGGACAAAAAAAATCCGTTAATGTTCATATTGTTTTATCAAGCGTCGAAACGGAAATTCTACTACGCATAAAAGAGAAAGGCGAAAAATCAAACGAAATGCTCGCGCGTTTGATAGGGCATGTTCAAAATAGGCAAAAAGAGGAGTTAGGAACGATGATGACGGCAAAAGACAGTCAGGCGATTGAGCCGTTTATGTCCGAGGGAGATGGGTGGCGGGTTGGATTTGGTGATAATGTTCCGTGGCTGATGCAACAGCCAGATGACAGCATAGACCTTTTTGTTACGTCGCCGCCGTTTGCAGAAAGCCTGTTCGTATATAATGACACTGAGCTTGATATGTCGAATGCGCGGGATACCTCTGAGTTTCTTGAACATTTTCGCTTCGCCGTAAGAGAAATGTACCGGACGCTAAAGCCGGGGCGATGCGCAGCCATTCATTGTATGGATATTCCGGCCATGCAGGTACGTGATGGACGGATCGGCCTCAAGGATTTTAGCGGCGATCTAATCCGACTGTTTGAACAAGAAGGTTTTTCGTTTCAGGCGCGGATTGCAATAGATAAAAACCAGCAAGCACAAAGCATCCGAACACGAACAAGGGCGCTTTCAATGAGTAATGGTCTCGAAAAAGACCGTGCCTATATTCGCCCTGCTTTGCCAGACTATATCTTAAAGTTCAGCAAGCCCGGTCAAAACGAACGTCCAATTGCAAACACAGAGGTGTCGCGCGAACTGTGGATTGATTGGGCTGCACCTACGTGGGCCAATCCAGGAGATATGTGCTCCGACGCCGGACAGTATCCAACCTGGTACGGTATCGCAGAAGGCGATACCATAAATAGTGTGAGGGTAGCGGAAAAGTATGGCATCACCGATGAAGCGCGAAAAAGACTATGGAAAGATGCGCGTGCATCAGAGGATCGACGCCATGTTTGCCCGTTACAGGTTGGCACGATCTTACGGTGCATTGTTATGTGGTCACTTCCTGGCGAAGTGGTATGTGATCCGTTTAGTGGTATTGGGTCAACGGGCGTTGTCGCCGTGACAGAAAACCGTCGCTATCTAGGATTTGAACTAAAGCCAGAATATCACACTGTTAGTTTGCAAAATCTCGAAATGGCGGCATCAAACAAACACAAAGTTGATTTGTTTAGCATGGATGTTGTTTCAGAAAAACAAAGCGCGCAAGGCGGCGCAGGTTGGCTAAATAACCCCGGTGAGCTTCAATATTTCAATGATATGAAAGCGCGTTTAGGTATCAATGGTGAAATTAACCCGGAAGACTACCGCACGCTCGCAGTGGCAGTTAATGCACTAAAGGCACTAGCACAATGACCAAAATCGAATGGATAGAAAAAACATGCACCTCCTAACCCTTCTCCGCATCAAAACGTCCTGGCGCGGGCGCGAATGGTACGTTGAATACCTACGCACTGAGCGCTGGCAGCAAAAGCGTCTCGCAGTTCACAAGCGCGATGGTCACAAATGCCGGTGTTGCGGTAGATGCGATAGCGCGTTGAATAGCTTCGACGTACACCATATGAGCTATCGATATATCGGACGCGAGCCGTTGCGTCACTTGGTGACATTGTGCCGTGAGTGTCACGAGGTCGTGACGGAAGTGGAGAAGTGCGGTAGGGCTAAGGTGGTATTTGATGACTAAATACGTTGTTGATTTAGGCACGCGCATCATTAAGGTCGTAGACACCGCCGGTAGCACAACCGAGATCAAAGACGCGAGTGAGCTATACGCGATTGCGAACGCGATAAAGGCACTGGCATATGAGCAAGAAGAAAAGGAAAGGAGAGGTCAATGGGCATGTTTGACACGATCAGAGTAAAGTTCCCACTTCCGGCGGAACTTCAAGGCGAGAGTTTCCAGACCAAAAGCCTGTATTGTAAACTCGCCACCTTCGAGATTGGCGAAGACGGCGGTCTGTATAAAACGTCGCGCGTCGAACCAATCCCAGAAGATGAACGGGCGAAAATGGAACCGCTCGAATGGCTAGGCGAACCGCCGTTTTTACGCACTGTTGAGTGCCGTGAGCTTGTTGAAGATTTTCACGGCGACATTCTGTTTGGTTACGATCCAACATATCGCGCACGCTTCACGGATGGCGTGTGTCAGTGGATAAAGGAGGCAGAATGAAAATGCAAGAGAATCAAATGGGCAAGATAGTTTACTTGAAACACGAAGACGGGCGTATGTGTGAACGTTCAGAGGCGAGCGCGCAGGCTGTGATTGATCTTGGCTTTACTGAAATCACGAAGCGGGAGTACGAAGCAGAAACAGAGAAGCTAAAACACAATGCTGGTATGACGGTAGGGCAATTGATTAAGGCACTTAAAAAATACCCCAAAAAATATCGCGTGATTACACAGGGCGAGCACGGAGACCCGACACCGCTTGATTGCGCAGAAGAAACGCTTTATCGGCCCGAAGAGGTTTGGTGTGGTGATATTGTTTACGAAGAAGACGCCGACGGGGATGAGGAAAAAGTTATCATGCTATGGGGGATTAACTAATGATCTATCTTAAATATCTCAAGACGTTACTTAGGCATAAGTGGTTTGTTTTCGTCGAGGCGTGCAAGCTGGGCATTCCGTTGCTTGGGGTGCTACATGACCTATCCAAGTTTCTACCGGACGAATTCATACCGTATGCGCGGTATTTTAACGGTGAATATCCAGACCAAGAAAAAGCCGACTTAATATGGCGACATAGGTACGTGCGTATAACGTTAACGAAGGAAAAGGTTGAACGCGACTTTAATCTCGCGTGGCTTAAGCATCAGCGGCGGAATAAACACCACTGGCAGTGGTGGTACTTGATGAACGATGAGCCGGGGGGGCGCTGGACATGGAATACCCATTATGGGCACGAGACACATGATCTTTTAGATTACATAGCTATCGACGAAGAAGAAATACTTTGGGCGATAACCAACGAGGACGACATTCCTCACTTTCGCGCAAAGATCGCCGCACTAATGAACAACGAAGCGCTCCCTATGCCTGACCGCTACCGCCGCGAGATGCTAGCCGACTGGCGCGGCGCGGGGAAGGCTTATGGCAATGAAAATACATTAGAGTGGTATTATGATACATGTCTGGGGCGTGTATTGCACCCTGATACGCAGGCATGGGTAGAGGAGCAATTAAATGCAGATTAACGTCTTAGATAAAGGCTTCGTTGAACTCCAAGATATGATGGGCGACGACCGCGCCATCGTTAACGCGGCGCGGGTGTCCTACTTGAGCGACAGCAAAGGCGATGAACGCGATAAGAAGCTACTGCGCTATCTCTACACGCACGACCACGGCACTCCCTTCGAGATGGCGGTATTCAAGTTTCGTGTCAAAGCGCCGGAGATCGTGTTTCGGCAGTGGGTGCGCCACCGAATAGGCAGCTTCAATGTGCAGTCGCGGCGCTACACGGCGGTGGAGGAAAACGACTTTCACGCGCCGGTTGCGTGGCGTTTGCAGAGCGAAGTGAATAGGCAGGGGAGTGATGGTATACTTGGCGTTGTCGATAGTTCCATTTTAACCGGAAGACTTTTATACATTTACGATGAATGCTGGCAGCGCTATGAAGAAGCGCTAGCACTAGGTGTTGCCCGCGAACAGGCGCGGTTGTTTCTGCCCGGTTTCGCCGTATATTCAACCTTCGTGTGGACCGTGAACGCGCGTTCGCTGATGAACTTCTTGCGGTTACGGCTGGGGGAAGATGCGCAGTGGGAGATTCAAGAGTACGCCCGCGCGGTGTGGACGATCTTCAAGGAACGATTGCCCTGGACGGCGGAAATTTTTAAGGAGTGAGATATGTACGTGTTTTTAATTCGACGCTTGCAATTATACGCGATACGTCATGGTAAGCGCCGGTTGCTCATCTGGACAAATGAACGCATGGCGCGGATTGTTGAACGCCAATTGACACGCGATGCACAATTATGATACGATGATTTTGAAGTGGGTTTCTGCATTTTTTCTCCTTCACTGAGGGCGGCGCGTGAGTCTACCGCCCTCTTTGACTTTTCTCCACACATTGACATATAATGAAAATAGTCATTGCTCCTTGTTGCAACCCCGGTCTCGCGTGTTGTCGTGGGGCCGGGTCGGGGGACATTTTATGGATTTAGCACTTTTGACCGCTGTTTTTGTCGCCGGTATCGGGGTTGGTTTTTGCATCGGCCTGTTGCCCGGTTTTTGGTATTTTTTAAGGAAGCTCGATGAACAAAATAAGTAAGTTATCGTGGTTTGTGTTCGGGGTGGTTGAAGGCCTCTTGTTTGTGTTGGCGATTTTGCAGATGGGGAGTGTATGAGCGATACCGTTTCGTTTCTTGCGTCGTTTCCGCCTATTCAAAGCGCCATAAAAATCACAGGCAATGGCGACGGGATGCGAATACAGCTAGACATCCCGGAAAGTGAAATGGCCGAAGCGGCGAAACTCATATTGTATCGCCAGTGTATTGTAAGGGTGACGATTCAACCAGAGGATTATCAAGTTGTCAAAGAAGATACGCCTATTAGCGGGCGCAAGGCAAAAAGGCGAGAGTAGCAAGGCCGTTCAAGCCTGCAATGATTATTTGAGGATGGGGGCAGGGCGGTCAATTGCCGACTTAGTGCGCCACTATCAGGAAACTCCAAAAAACTCCACGCCTACGCAATCTTTAGGAACCACCCACAAATGGGCGCAAGCCTATGGTTGGAATGAACGCGCCGAGTCTTACGACGTTCGCATAGAGGAACAAAAGAACAAGCGCGCCGAAGAAATTATGAATAGCGGCTTGGCCCTTGAACACGAACGCACCGAAAAACTAAAAGACCTTTATGCGCTACTCGAAAAACAACTCTTGGAAACCGATCCCGTGACGGGCGTTTTACACAATCTTTGGCTGAAAGACTATAAATCAATTGGTCAGGGTGAGGCGCTCGAAATCGAGCGTTTTAACGCGGCGCTTGTCCGTGAGTTACGCGCCACGCTGGAAGACATAGCGGCGGAAACTGGTGGCCGCGTCAAGAAACAAGAACTCACCGGCAAGGACGGCGCCCCGGTCACCGTGTCATGGCAAGAAATTGTACGCAATGCGATAGATGAAGGTGAGTCCACCGACGAATGAACATTACACCAGCCGTCTTTACAGACGCCGCCACGTTCGCCGAAACGTGGTTAAAAATCCTCAACAAAAAAGACGAACTTGTCCCCCTTTGCATCAATGCGGCACAGCGCCATTACCTCGATAATCGCACCCCCAGAGACCTTGTACTAAAAGCGCGACAACTTGGCTTTAGTACACTGATCCAAGCAGAGCTATACCGCCAAGCCGTTACCGGCACGGCGCGCACGGCGACGCTCAGCCATAAAGACGACAGCACCCAGGCGCTCCGCAGAATGGCGAACCGCTTCTATGAAAATATGCCTGAAAACTTAAGGCCGGCGCGCAAGTATGCCAACGCAAGTCTGGCAACCTATCCTGACTTTAATTCCGAAGCTGTCATTGCAACGGCAGGCGGCAAGGGACCGGGGCGCTCGCTTACCACGTCTTTCCAACACTGGTCAGAGGTGGCGTACTGGACGAATGCAGCGGAGATTATCGCCGGTATCATGCAGGCAGGCTCGCCAAAGTGGATCGTTGCCGAAAGCACGGCGAACGGCGCGCAAGGTTGGTTTTACGAGCGCTGCATGGAGGCGCTAGACGGTAATACCGATTGGGCGCTGCATTTTTACCCGTGGTGGTGGGACGCGGATTACAGGCTGCCACTTAAACCGGGTCAGGCGCTTGTGTACACCGACGAAGAAGCGCGGTTGGTTGAACGCCACAACCTAACGTCCGAACAAATCAACTGGCGGCGCGTGAAGTGGCGGGAGTTACGCGGCGTTGGCGGAAGCGCAAACCTGTTCCCCCAGGAATACCCGGAAGACCCGCAAACCTGCTTTTTGCAGAGTGGTAATAGTTATTTTGGTGATTTGTCAGCGCGCTATGGCGCGCCCTTTAACCCGGACTACGACCCCGACGCGCGATACGGAGCCGGCCTTGACTTTGGACAGACCGAGGACTATACGGTTTGTACCGTGGTAGACCTGACGCATCAGAGGCAGGTTGAAAAGTTGCGCGTCAACCGTCAGGAGTGGGCAGAGATGCGGCGGCGCGTCCGGGAACTTTGCATTAAATGGAATGTCGCGGTAATTGTCCCCGAAGAAAACAGCATGGGCAAAACAAACATTGAAGCGCTCGTGTCTGAATTTCGTGAGCACGGTGTCGATACACGCATAGAGCCGTTTCACACAACGAACGCAAGTAAGGCAACGGCGGCGGCGGACTGGCATAAGGCGTTACACGAAGATGGATGGCAGATGCAAGACACACCAGAACGTAAAGCTGAGTATCGTGCCTTTGCTGCCTCACAGACCCAAAACGGTACATGGACGCTTGGCGCGGCAAGCGGCGCGCACGACGATATTGTAATTGCCGATATACTGGCTTATCACGCGAGGTTATATGCGACAAAGGTATGGATTTTATGACATTCAATATTTCAAGGCCGCGCACGATTGAGCTTCGTAGCCACGATGATATTATGTACGCTAAATTGATAAATGGCGTGTTGAGTGTGCGCAAGCGCTCACACGGCGAAACGCGCGATCATGTTGTTTCTGTGCTTGACTTAGTGAGGATGGCATATGGCGAAAAAGCCTACATTTGTTTCGACCAAAAAGAAAAGGACGAAACGCCGCGCGAGGGTGTTTAGGTGGATGCAGCGAAGGTTTATGAGAAAGGGGCGATGAATGACGCACGTAAAGATTGGTAAGCAGACTGATGGATCAATTACAGATATAGAGGGGGTATGTAAGGATATATCTTTCGACCACAAATTCTCCCCTCTTGATTTAAATAGCGTTGATGGTCTCGATTTTGGATCGTGCGGCGAAGAGTTTACCATAACGGTGAAGCGGCGCACCGCTGTGGCGGTGATCGAAGTTACGAAAATAGAGGATGATTACGCGACAGTCAAAATAACCGGCGATGTTAACAAAGACGATCCACGCATTGAAGAAAAGGTTTTGGATTTTCTGGCGCGTGATGCTGTACCGCCGTTTTCGTTTGTAATATTCAATGACTGAGTGAAAGGGGCGGTAGGTGAGTAAGGCAGAAGAGCTAAAGCGTCAAATTGAAGTCTTGCAAAATGAACTTGAGCATGTGCTTATGGAGGGCGAAAAACAAAGGGTAAAGGTCGAGTCATGTTCGGCTGGCGAGCTTGTCGATTTTTTGAAAGATGTGCCGCGCGAAGCAAAGCTTTGTTTTCATCGGGGAGACTGGGGTATCCATCCCGTGATAAAAGACGTGCGTCAGATTTTTTATTATCACGAAAAAGATGGCGTTGTTTCAATCAAGGCGACTGCGCCGCGCGGGGTTAATGATATAAAAATTTCTGCAACCGATATGATACGTTGGCGACCATAGGTTGAAGTTGGTGAAATCGATGAAGACGAATAAAGCAAGAGGGTAGAAATGGGAGAAAACAAATGAACATCCTGGTAACCGGCGGCGCGGGCTTCATCGGCTCGCATCTGTGCCGAGCGCTTCTTGGGCGTGGTGATACCGTATACTGCATTGACAACTTCGATGATTATTACAATCCGACAATCAAGCGGCGGAACATTGAAGCGACTTTGGAATTTTGCCGCACCCTAAAAAGCCGAGATACTTTTGTGCCTTATGTGGTGGATATTCTAGAGCCAAGATTTAAAACGCTTTTTAAGAAACAACGCCTTGATGTCATCGTACACCTCGCCGCGCTTCCTGGCGTGCGTCGTTCGGTTCAAGAGCCGGCGCGCTATTTTGATGTCAACGCGAAGGGCACGATAGCGGCGTTAGAATTGGCGCGCAAAACCGGCGCGCGTTTTATTCTCGCATCGTCTTCGTCAGTATACGGCAATTCAACACCCACGCCATTTGCTGAAAACGCGCCGGCGGATCAACCGCTCGCGCCCTACCCGGCCAGCAAGCGCGCGGCAGAAATGCTGTGTCATTCATACGCGCACTTGCACGACATTGATACAACCGTTCTACGTTTCTTCAATGTCTACGGTCCGGCGGGGCGACCCGACATGATGCCGATGATGGTACTTGACGCGCTGGCCAAACATAACGGGCACGGGATTAAGTTGTACAACGATGGTAATATGTGGCGAGATTGGACGTATGTAGATGACATTGTAGCGGGTATTGTAGCGGCGGTTGACGCGCACCTGGCGGGATACGAAATCCTCAACCTGGGGTGCGGCGAACCTGAATGCATGAAGGACTTCGTGGCTATCTGCGAGAAATTGGTGGGTGTTCAGCTTGAGTACGAAAACGTCCCTGCCCCACCGACTGAGATGCAAACAACGTATGCCAACATATCGAAGGCGCGGGATTTATTAGGGTATAATCCGGGTGTGTGTTTGGAGAATGGGTTATGTAAGACCTGGGAATGGTACAAAAGCGAGCGACGGCATAGTTTTTCAGCGCGTAAGCGTGTTGAAGACAAAAAGGAAGCGCCGCAGTTTGCGCTGCGAATAGAAGACGTGCGTTTTGTCGCGGGGGATGAAAATGCAGAGCAAAAGCGATATTCATAAGCCGCGCACAACTACCGAAACCATCGATGCCTATTTTCATTTTCGTAAGCTCGCGTTACGACAAAACTTGATTGATATTCACGAAATCACCAACGCGCTTATCGGTTTCTTTGGCTTCGGCCCGAACGAAGCGCGAGAAATTGCAAATGGTTGGGGGCGCATAAAGGATGAACAATGGAGCCGAACGGTAGAGAGCCGCGACTCAGCGACGGGATAGTCAAGCTAACCGGCGCTGAACCATGTCTATCATTCGTTGACCGGATTCGCCTTGACCAACTTACGCAAGACGAGCGGGACAGTCTGGAAGAGGGCGCGCGGGTGTTGAGTTCAAAGTACTTTGTAACACACCACAGCATCATGGGTTATGCATACTACCGTAAACGCATTGACAGGCGAAGGCATTTAATAGGCTTCAATAAGTATCAGGCAATAGCGTACTTAGAAGACATTGACCTTGATTACCCGTTTTATAAAAACGAATTGGTAAAGACCATTTGCTTTCCAAGACAAGATATTATAAGTTTTAAAATGACGATACATAGTCGATTTCCTGACGAGCTTAACAAGCTAGCCTCGCTTCAATATCGAGCAATACATTGGTGGTTACAAGAAAAAGGAATAGAGCTTCTTCCAACGACCCGGCTTCATTGTTGTGGGTGGCCCCCCAGCAGCTTAGCCTTTCCTATCATACCGCAACTAAGTGCGCCCGTGGAGCCACCATATACAACGCCAGCGCTTGACCGCGAGATTATTAACCTGGATTATATAGGGTGGGGAGCGGACGGCAAGCGCTATAAAATGCGCATCGGATTCAGCGCGCGGATCAATACGCTGGTGTATTCAGATGTGCGCAGGGACGAATTGCACGCTTGACACAATAACATCGATAGACTAGAATAGATTAAGAGCATTATTATCTAGCGCGCAAAAAGCGCCACTTAAAAGGTGTTGAACGCCCGACCGGGCGTTTTTTTGTTTTATGGCACAAGACACACGACCAAGCCTTATAGCTCGCGCCAGAACCGCGCTTGCCCGCCGCATCGCACCGAAGCGCGCTATTGTAACGCGCAACGGTCAGGCGTTTTTTGTTTCCCCTGCGAATCGCCCTCCAGAATGGAATCTTCACGCCGGAGCGAAAGAAGAAAAAAGCAACGGGTATTATTCGAGCGTTGCGCCCTACGGCGGCGCGCCCAATCCGGCGGTATATCAGAGTTATGCCGAGGAAGGCTTCGGTGGAAATGCGCTTATTTACGCCGCGATTATGTATAAAGCGCGCGCGTCGTCATATGTGCCGCTGCGGGTTTTTACCGGCGACGTTGAGGATGCGACACTTGTCACCGATCCCAATGACCCGCTTGTTAGACTGACGGTGCGCCCAAATGATTACCAGTCATGGGCCGAGTTCATGGCGCTCAATATCGCCTATGAAAATATTGCGGGCGAGAGCTTCATTTGGATTGGGCGAGACGCTAACGGCGTGGCGAACGCGCTTTACCCGCTGCGGCCTGACCGGATGTACATTCTCGCCGAGGATAAGGTCGAACGCGATTTTAAAACCGGCGAAGCTGTCCCCCGCCGCATCTCCGGGTATGCGTATCAACCGTCGGGGATGGCGCGTGATCGAGCAATGATCATCGAAACCGAAGATATTATTCATACGATATTCACAAACCCGGTTGACGAACTCCAGGGTATGGGGCATGGCTTTTCCCCCATTCGCTCAATGGCAAAGTCGGGCGACGTGGATAATAAACTTACGGACTTTATCAAGCAGTTTTTCGATAATGGCGCAATGTTCGCCGGTATTGTGCGCGCACCGGATCATCGACTTGAGGAAAATATCGTTGCGCGCATTCGAGACCGCTTTAACGCGCTTTACGGCGGGTATGATAACTGGTCATCTGTTGCGGTACTTGACAAAGACTTAGAATATGAACGCATCGGGTTAAGCTTTGAAGAAATGGGGACTGAAAGTTTAGACCGGCGCAACAGCGCGAGGATTTTAATGCCCTTCGGTGTCCCTGGGGCGCTGATTTCTGAGCCATCGAGCCTTGACCGTGCTACGTATAGCAACCTTGAAATCTTGCGACGCATTTTTTGGGAAGATACCTTTAAACCCGAATTGACCGCCTTCCAAGATCAATTCCAGTTTGCGCTAAATTTAGATGAGTATTTTGTCCGCTTTGACTTTTCCGGCGTGCCGGCGCTCATGGTTGACAAGCCGGAGATGATAAAGGCAGCGACCGAAATGTGGAAAACTGGCGTACCGGCGGACATCGCCTATCGCACGATGGGCGTTGAAATGCCGAGCTGGCCGGGCAGCGATGTATCGTTTATCCCGGTGTCATATATGCCATTTGGCGCGCCAATAGCGGCGCAAGTAACCGAGGTCGTCACCGATGACGGCGCGGTTGTGGGGATTGAGCAGGAAGAAGCGCCGCCGCCGAGCGATGATTTAAGCGATACGCAAATTCGCCTAATGCTCGAAATATTAGACCGCCTTCAGCAGGGATTGTACCCGCCGCTCGTGGCACAAGAGGCGCTCGTTAGCGTTGGTGTATCACCAGACCGCGCGCGGCGTATGGTAGACGGTCTTATCATTGAAGATAGCGCCAACGAACCGGGAGTCGAAAGTAAGGCCGTTGACGACGCGCAAAAGCGGCGCGTCGGGCAAACGATACGAGACAGCGCCGACAAGTTCATCCCGGACTTCCTAGAAGAAGCGCGCAACCAGTTCGAGCTTGATATGCGCGCGATACTGGCGCGAACGAAAGGAATCGAACGCGCGAATCTGGAGCGCAAACAGGCGGTCAACTATCAAGAATTGCTCCTAGACTGGCGGCAATATTTGACGATGGCAGACGAGCGATGGCGTGAAGCGTTTGCGCCGCTCGTGGCTGCGGTTGTGTCCGAGAACGGTGAAGCGCTATCAAATATCTTCGGACTTGAGTTCGATGTACGGAATCTACTCGCCGAACAATGGTTCCAAGACTACCTACTCGAATTCGCGCAGCCGATTATGGACACGACTGAAAAGGACTTGTCGGCGCTCTTAGAACAAGCACAGCGCGAAGGGTGGTCTATTCAGAAAATCCAAGAGCATGTACAGACGCTTTTCAGGCAGTACATGGACGGTGGCTTAACGCCGGAACAATTCGAGTGGTTCGACTCGCGAATGCCCAACTATCGCAGCGAAATGATTGCGCGAACCGAGACGATAAGAAGTAGTAACGCCGGAAGCCTGGGGATTTATAAGCAGTGGGGCGCGCCGTTCAAAGAATGGCTCGCGACTGGCGATGAACGAACGCGAGAAGCGCACACGGTTGCAGGTGCGAATTATACAGAAGGCGGTTCACCCGGTCCCATTCCAATTGATGACCCGTTTATCGTCAACGGGTATCGCATGATGTTTCCCGGTGATGCGTCGATGGGTGCGCCACCAAGCGAATTCATAAATTGTAGATGTGCCGTTGTGCCATTTGGAGATTTTGTCAATGTCTAACACAAACAAAGGCGGTATCGCGCAAGTAGCGCGATGGGTATCTAGTTTACTCGGAAACAATACGAATGATATTGACGCGCTTCAATCTGAGCTTGACGCCGAAGTGGATCGAATTAGCAGTGCCATACCCGGCGCACGAAGCGTTGACTCGGAAGCCGCCGGCGCACTGAGTTCGGCACGTAATCGCATATCACACACACGCGTGAGACTGACAGCGCTTCGCAATGACCTGACGGCAGCGCAAGAGGAGTTATCGGATGCCGAACGTCGCCTGAAGCGCGTTGGGCCAAGCGAGTATAAGTAATGGCGAAGTACGATCACATTGACTTTGTGCCAAATGATGGCATGGTCGATGAAGCGGAGCGCGGCTTGGCTTGGCGGCGTGATTTCAATCGCGGTGGCACAGAGATAGGCATAGCGCGGGCGAGAGATATTTCAAATCGCGTCAATCTTTCACCGCGAACGGTGCGCCGCATGAAGGCGTATTTTGATCGTCACGAAGTGGACAAAGAGGCCGAAGGGTTCCGCCCTGGCGAAGAAGGCTATCCAAGCAATGGACGAATCGCGTGGGCATTATGGGGCGGTGACCCTGGGCAAACGTGGGCAGAGGTGCGTGTTAGACAGATGAATGAGGCAGATGAAAAAATGAGCAAAAAACACAAACAACGCGAATGCAAATCATTTCCCGCGTTCGTAAAACAAATCGATGAAGACAAAGGTATTGTTGAAGCCGTGGTTGCCGTGATGGGCAACATTGACTACGGCGGCGACATTATTCATCCCGGCGCGTTCAAAAAGACGATTGCCGAGAACGGTAAAAAGGTGCGTGTGCTCGACAACCACAATGCGCATTCGATTATGAATGTTGTTGGTATACCGGAAGACATTCGCGAAATTGGGCGGGATGAATTGCCGAGCGTACTGCTTAAAGAATACCCGGATGCAACTGGCGGTCTGTACACCAAAACGCAGTATCTACTTGACACACCCGAAGGCGCGGGCGCTTTTGCGCGTATCAAGGCCGGTGCAGTAGACGAGTATTCAATCGGGTATGATGCGATTAAGGTTGATTTTGACCAACGTAAAGATGGTGAAGACGGCACGATCCGCAATATTCGAGAAATCAAATTGTGGGAGTATTCGCCGGTGATTTTCGCCATGAACCCCGCAACGGCAACACTTGCCGCAAAAAGTGCGGTTGCGATTACGCCGGAAGGTATTATCGAGATTGATGAGAATATTTCGCTTGCCGACTGGAAGCGAATTTACAAAGCGTTCGAGAAACAATTTGGTATTACTACACCAATGGTGGGCATTATGACAGAGCAAAAACGAGCAATCCCCGCACAAGACTTCCCGCTCGCGGCGCAAGACCACGCCTGGGATGGCGACGCGGCAGAAATGAGTATGCGGTTATATGCTGGCGGCCCCGACCCCGAAAATATGGATTGGGAAGAATACAGGCGCGGGTTTACGTGGTATGACGCGGAAGCGCCGGAGCTTTTAGGAAGCTACAAACTTGGTGTTGTTGAGGTCATCGATGGCGAGCCTCATGTTGTACCGCGCGGTGTCTTTGCCGCGGCCGGCGCGCTTGAAGGCGCGCGGGGCGGTGTAGATATTCCTGCTGTAGATGTTGATGGTGTACGTGATACGCTGGCGACATACTACCGCCGCATGGCCGAAGCGTTTGAGGACGAAGAAATTGTAGCGCCGTGGGATAAGACAATGCACGGCGATGAAGAAGACGACGAAGAAAAACAAGTTGAAACGAGCGTAATGCACGAAGGCGTAATGCAGGCTATGAGTAATCTACATAACGCAGTGCAGTCGCTTGAAATGGCGCTCGCCGAGGCGGGCGCGGCAATGATGGAAGATGAAGACATGCCAGACGATGACATGGGAGCCGAGCCGCAAGCCGCACTCACTCCAGAGAAGCAGGGCGAGCCGGAGTTATCGACACTCGCAAAGCAACGCTTAGCAGAAATGGAACAACTGAAAAAAGAACTTAATTCAATGGAGTGAGTGAAATGAGTGACACACAAGGTCATGAGTTTCTGCTGAAGGCGCAAGGCTTGATGCAAGAGGCGGAGGCGGTTTATGCCGACCCTACCGCAAGCGCTGAAGCTTTTGCCGAGGCAGAAAAGAAAGTTGAAGAAGTGAAGACGCTCAAGAAACGCGCGTCTCGCCTTATCGAAGCCGGCAAGCTGATGAATGAGCTTAACGGTGAAATTAAACGCACACACAAACCCGGCACGCCCAATATGGGTTTCCCGACGCTTGGGCATTTTGTGAGTGCGACGCTTCAAGCCGGTAATATGCGGCGAATGCAGATGAATTTGCCCGTTGACCCGCGCTTGATGAAATACGCCTATCGCACCGACAGTAAAGAAACTGAACGCTTCGTCAAGGTTCATCAGCCCGGCGCGGGTGTTGAATCGGGTTGGGGAACGAAAGACTTGGGCGAAAGCGTGGGCAGCGCGGGCGGTTTCCTCGTACCTGAAGAATTCCTTCCCGACCTGTACGGCGTCGGTTCTGAACGCACAGCCGTGCGGTCGCGCGCAACTGTTATCCCGATGTCGCGTCGTTCGATCCGCATTCCCGTGCTCGACCAAACCGGCACAAGCAGCAATGCGCCGAATTTCTTCGGCGGTATTCAACCCGTTTGGACTGAAGAGGCGACATCGAAAGACGAAACCGATCCGTCGTTCCGGCAAATCGAATTGGTGGCGCACAAACTGACCTGCTATACCGAAGTTTCCGACGAACTGGTGGAAGACGCGGTGATTTCGTTCGACGCCTTCCTACGCGGCCCGTTGGGTTTCGCAGGGGCAATCGCATGGACCGAAGAATACGCCTTCTTGCAGGGAACCGGCACGGGGCAACCGCTTGGCGTTTTGAACGCGGGTGCAACGATTACGGTCAACCGGCAAGCTGATGGTGAATTCCGACTCGAAGATGCGGCGAATATGCTCGAAAGCTTCTTGCCTTCTTCGACGGGTAACGCCGTATGGATGATGTCGCAGTCAGCAATGTCTGAGCTTATCACGATGAACGGACCCGCCGGCAACCCGTCTTACGTCTTCGTGGCGAACGCAAGCGCTGCCGCACCGATGACGCTGCTCGGATACCCGATCATCTTTACCGAAAAGCTTCCGGTGCAAGGTTCGACCGGCGATGTGCTTTTGGCGGATTGGTCGTACTACCTCATCGGCGACCGCAAAGAGGTCACAATCGAATCGACCAACGTCTATAAGTTCCAGACTGACCAAACGTCCTGGCGTGCGGTTCACCGCGTAGACGGGCAACCGTGGCTCTCACAGCCCTTGACCCTGGCGGACGGCACGAGCCAAGTTTCGCCGTTTGTCATCTTGGGTGAGAAGGCGAGCTAAGGAGGATATGAATAATGGCTTACACAAACCGATTTAGCGAAGTCCACGAACCGATTGCGTACTTCCAACCTGGACAGCGCAACCCGCAGACCGAAGCATCGGCGTGGATCAATGTAGAAAACTATCATCGCCTCGTGGCGGTGGTACAGGCCGGCGCGATGGATGCCGGTGCAACCTTCGCCGTGACGATCCGCGAGGCGACCGACGCCGCAGGTACGAACGCCGGGACAATCACCGGTAAAACCGTCACCTTGACGCAGGCGGGCGGCGACGCCAACCAAGCGCCTACGGTTATCGAAGTGCGCGGCGAAGAATTCAGCAACAACGGTTCGCTGAAATACAACTTCGTGCAGTTACAGGGCGTGACCGCCGTCAACAACGTCAACTACTCGATCATCCTGTACGGCATTTGCAAGCGCTATGTGCCCGTTGCAACGTCTTCGTGGAACTCTATCACCGATTAGCGCGGGTATCAGTTGGGGGTAGCTTTCGGGTTGCCCCCGTTAGGATATTTCTAAATGCCATATCTTATCCTCACCAGCACTCAATACGTTGTGCATAATGGCAAGACGATTAGGCTTAAGCCGGGGGATGGTTTTAATCTCAAAAGCAATCAAGTTGCTAAAGAGTGGCTTGAGAAGGGCTTAGCGGAGCTTCCTCCTAAATACCACGGTGGGCTAGAATCTGTTTATGAGTCCGGTATCGTCGTAAAGGGTGACACTAGCGCACTTCCCCCTGAAGTAGATCGCGCGGTATCGTTTAGCGGCAACTATCTACAATTTGAATTTACTTGCTTTTGGGATCAATCAGAACTCCCCGCACTGCGTACCGATTTACTCCCCGTCGGCTTCAATCTACTCAAAACGTGGCAGCTTGCTATACCGCTTTATGACTATGACGTGCTGGCATGTGACATTGCTGGCGACGAACTAAAGGCGATAATCCGGGACCTGCGCGTACCACTCTACGACCCGCGCTTTTTCTTTGTGCGACGCTGCGACGATACCCGTGCATTGCTGTCGCGTTATGACGAGTTGTGTGCCGAGCAAGATAGCCGCGTGGCGATGCTACAAGCAATCTATGAACACAAGCCTTTACTAAGCGCACTTCCGACAACCTGGACGTGCGGAAGGGATGTTATAGGTGAGTTATAAACTTGATAAAATATGCGATGCGTTGGGGACATGGGAGTACGAAATACGATGCCCTGTATGTAAACTTGATTTAATGGCGAGAGATTTTGAGCGCTTCTTTTGCAAATGTCCCAACGGTTGCACGGAAAGCGATGCCGAAGCCTACAAATCGGTTCCCAATACATGGACACTAGAAGTTATTTCAGGTTTTCTTGAGGCGCTTACGAATAAAGGCTTTAAATGGCAGTTATCGCACGATGGTAGCGAGTTTATCATGTGCATAGAGCGCGATGGCCGTAAAACAGAAATTCAGGATTATTATCTTCGAGACGCTATTCTTTTTGCCATCGGGGAAGCTGTTGATAAAGAATGAGCACGAAAGGGGTAGTATACATTGCCATCGGCGACAAAGCCAAGCGCGAACTTAAGCAATCTCAGCACTCCCTAACCCGTAGTAATCCCACGCTTGACGTTTGCGTTTGGTCTGAGCAACAAATCGCCGACTATTCCCCGGTGCAACTTTCCCGCTACGCAAAAATGACACTGCTCGACTGGTCACCCTTTGAACACACGCTGTACCTTGACGCCGACACGCGCGTATTTCGAGACCTGACCCCCGGTTTTGAAATACTGCGCGACGGCTTTGATTTAGTGATTGCGCCTTCATCGCAGCAGGGCAGCGACTTTCTTTGGCATATCGACGATGAAGACCGTGCGGCGACGATTGAGGCACTACATACTAACGAAGTGCTACAGTTACAAGCCGGCGTGTTTTTTGTGGCGCGTAACGCGCGTACTAAACATTTTTTCAACGTGTGGTATAATGAGTGGAAACGGTTTAAGGATCAGGATCAGGGCGCTTTGTTACGCGCCTTACAGCTTGCGCCGCTGAAGATATGGCTACTGGGGCGGTTGTGGAATGACAATCGACGCGGCAAAGGCGCGGTGATTGAACATTGGTTCGGGAGGGCGCGGTAATGGCAAAGATGGAAAATATCGAAGTTGAGGTATACACAAAAGATTTCATCCTGGTTGAAACAAATGGGAGTATGGCCCTATGGCGAATTGATGAAATACAATCAATATGGGCAAGCGAAGGCGGCTTAATGTTTGGGGTGCGCTTCATTGATGGGCACGAAGAAGAATTTAGCTTTCGTAATATCGAAACACCCTATGAAATATTAAGCGATATAGTGGCGGCGCTTGAAAACCGCGTTGTTGTTCCATGAACTTCCTACTTAGACTGCTGAGGCGCTTTATGAAAAAAGTGTACTTTATCGAAATCGGCAATGACCAATACGCGATTAACCTGCGCGCCGTTGAGACGGTGTTTTTCAACGACACAGCACAACAGACAACAATCATCACGTCTAACAATAGCGTGGTGGTCACAGACGACGGCACGCTGTTTAAGGACATATCGGCACAGGTGCAAGCGGTAGCGGAGGAAAAGCAATGACTGAGTTTGAAGAACTGCTTTGCGAAAAGCTGGGTATTGACCCGGCGCAGACAAAAGAGGTTATCCTTACCGTGCGTGCTGGTGAACCGCTTATACATGTTAGTGTGAATATGGCGATATACGATGACGACGAACTAAGTGAAGCCTTTGAAAGGTTTAGGTTCGAGGTAGTGAAAGAAAGCGAGTAGCGTAATGCACGTCCACGTTATCTGTCGCGACACCGGGCACGTCATTCCCCGCCTTGCAAAATCGCTTATAGCATCATCGGCGGGGCGCTGGACGATAGGCGAGACGCCGAACCCGACCGCGCATATTAATTACTTTTTCCCCTACCTTGAACTTGAGCGCTTCCCCGACTTCGATGAGACGCCCACCGCCGCCTACTTCTCACACTACGAAAAAGACAACGATCACAAAACGCGCGTATGGAACCAGTTCAAAGACCGCGTTGACATCCCGATTGTCACGGCGCAGCTTTACGCCAAGCACTTTACCAACGCAACACTTGCGCGCCCAGCTATTGATCCGCAGTTTGTGCCAGCGCGCAAGCGCCCAGCAACTCGCAGTGTTGGCGTAAGCGGCGTGATTGCCAAGTCGTCGAAACGCAAGGGTGAGCACTTGGTATACCGCGCAGCCAAAGACGCGGATTTGTCGATTAGTCTGCGCGCGTCCGGCAAGGGTTGGCGCGAAATACCTCAGCAGTTCTATGCATGGCAGCATATGTCAAGCTTCTTTCAATCGCTAGACGTGTTTTTATGTACGTCAAGTATCGAAGGCGTGCCGATGACGACACTTGAGGCGATGGCCTGCGGCGTGCCGTGTGTCGTTCCCGCTGGCGTTGGCTTGCATGACGAGCTTGGGGATATTGCTGGCCTATACCGCTATCGCGCAGGCGATTATGATGACATGAAGCGGGTGCTATTGAAAGCGCTAGAATTTGACGGCAGCAACGAATCGCTGGTAGAAAAAGCGCGTGAATACAGCGCGCACAATTGGTTTATGGATCACCAGCGCGCGTTCGAGCAATATTTGTACAATGTACCACAACCCGCGCTACACGCGCCCTGGAACGAAAACAACGCGGGCTTGTATGTTGTAGCGTTTGGGGAGAACGCGCGTAACTGTGCAAGGCTTTGCATCCAGTCATTCAAAAAGCACATGTCACTCCCCGCTGCGCTAGTGTCTGATAGCCCGCTAGGATGTGAAGATATATTCATTGAGCGTGATGATACCGACATCGGAGCACGCGGTGCAAAGCTGAGCGTTGAAACATTAGCGCCAGCGGAATGGGACTATGTACTCTATCTTGACGCCGACACCGAAGTCACCGCGCCTATTGGCTTTTTATTTGACGCTCTGGCAGACGGGTGGGAGTTCGTCATTTGTAAGAATCCTGTTCGTTACCACGTGGCGTTTAACATGGTGCGACCGGACTACATCGAAGAATGCGAAGAAACGTTTAAGTTCATTGGCACAGATGAAGCCATTCAACTAAACGGCGGCGTGTGGGCGTATCGTCGCACCGAGCAAGCGCGTAAGTTGATGCTTGATTGGTACAATGAGTGGAACCGCTACGGTGCACGAGATCAGGCGGCGCTATTGCGGGCACATAAAAAATACCCGGTACGTACATATGTACTGGGTAATGAGTGGAACACAGTAGATCGTTATCAGAAATGGTATGCACACGAGACGGCGGGTATCATGCACTACCCGATGACGGCCCGGCGATGGGAAGGGCGAATTGATGGACGGTTGGATAGCCGGCAGGCGTGGAGCAAGGTGAAGCGTTAATGACTATAAGTATATTAATAGCGTCGGCGATCTCAATGTGCGGATTAATGATCCTGGATTTCACAAGAGGTGAAGATGTTAGTCCATTGACCGGATTCATGATCATTGCCGCCATGTCGTATTGTGTACAATATGTTGGCATCGCGGAAACGCTCTTTTTGATTTGTCCGTTTTTGATAACGATACTGTATGACAGGACAGCAAAGAAGCGTGGAATAAGGTGAAGAAATGAATCATCACAAGAATACAGTCAGATACAAGCAGGGCGTGTTTTTTTCTTGCGTGGGAGCGGTTGTGAACTATCATGCATTTGTCTTTCCTGTCAACCATGAAACCTATTATGTTCTTACGTATCTACGAAACGACAAAATGGTAACATATGCGGGCAAGATTGATTCAGAAATGATAGAAGACGACAATGAGCGGTATGACATGACGCACGCCTTTTTTGCTGGTGGCATTTTCTTAGATAATGAGCATGCGCTCTCAGGCATGGAGTAAGGTGAAGAAATGAAGTTCTTTATTTATAAAACACACTCAGACAAATTACCTAATTTACCCAACGGTGAACCTAAAACATTAAACGGCTATGATGGCGCTATCGTTAGTCTAGAATCGCTCGATGATTTAATCGCACTCATTGACGACCGCGAGTGGTTTTATAAGACGGCGACTTACATTAGCGGTTTAATTGTTCGATTGCCCGGAAGTGGAAGTGTAAGTGATGAACACGCAAGCATTGAAATTTATAATGATTTTAGAGAATGAAACGAAAGGATAACTAATGGAACCGATAGTAGTTGGGTATTTGTGCATTGGTGTTTTTATAGTGGGGTTTTCGCTTACGGCGAATTGGGATAAATTTCTAAAAGACGTTGTGAAAAATGGCGTTCTTTCAATGCTTTTGAGTATCGCGTTTATGGGGGTGCTTGTTTCGGTTTTGTGGTTGCCCGGCGCTTTAATATTGGCATTCCGAGAATATGCAAAACGAAAGGTTAATGAGAATGAATCCCCTTAAAGTCGCTCTCATTATAAAAAACAGCGACGCGCCAAAACAGCGCGAAAATCGCAACATGGGGTACTTTTCCTACCCTGTTGATGAGTTTGAATGGCAACACTTTTGGTTTCCGAAAAATGCCACGGTTGACCTAAACGATTTTCGGGAGTTTGACCTCGTGTTTCACGAAGACACGACCAACGGCGCGCAGTACAAGCGGCTGGGTACTGTACCGCTCGTTTTTCTGGACATTGACAGCACGCTAAGCGAAGTACACTTACACAAGCGCCGCATTCTTGGCTATCAGGCTGATTTGATTTTGGTAGACCACGCACCGCTTGAAAACTTCTCGGAGGGGCGCGGCAAAGTGCGCCGCCTGGGGTATTGTGTCAATGATCTTGTGTTCAAAGACTATGGACTGAGCAAGAGCGTAGACCTGTCGTTTCATTGCAGTACGGGCGGCAGCAAGAACCATCCCGGCGCTAAGGAGCGCAAGGCGATTAGGGCATTACTAGATACCTACGCTATGCAAAAAACGCTTAGGTATCGCTCTGGCGTGTTGGGGCTGCAAGATTACGCGCGGGCGTTCAATGAATCTAAGGTTTGCGTCAATTGGCCGCGTACCCGCATTAATCGCCCGCACCGCGTGTTTGATGTCATGGCAGCGCGTTCGTGCCTATTGACCGGCAAGATACCAGCGGTTGACGGTGACGGACTGGAAGCGGGTGTACACTATATTGAGTTTGGCAACCAGCGCGATATGATTGAACGCCTCGATTGGCTTTTTGAAGACGGCGAGCGCATAGAACAAATCACCAACGCCGGGCATCAGCACGTAATGAATAATCACACATGGCGACATTGCGCGAAGCGGTTGCGAAAGATTTTAAGTGAGGAGCTAGGGATATGAATAAAAAACACGAGGTAATGCAAGTATTCATGGATGAATACGGCATAACACAAAGGGGTATGGATGAATTTGGGATTTCCCCAAAATACGACAGCGAGAGAGATTATTGGTATTTTGATGGGGCTGATATGTACCGCGCGTCTATATGGGCGATGATTAACGCTGGTGGCGCTGGCAATATATTACCAATGCTTTTAAGCGGGGAATTGGAGCCATGAGCGACACCAAACAGGACGACAGCCGAGATTTTGTTGCAGAGATTTGCGCGCTTGCTGAACAAAGCCTACAAGAAAAAAAGAGAATAGCGCAGATATTCAAACGCATGGGTATAACAAGCGGGGTGGACGTAATAGAGTTAAGGATGTATTCTGATGGAGAAATTATACTAGACACCTTAATCCCCGTCGAGGACGAAAATGAATCTTAGAACCATTGTATTCACCTCAGACGATTACCTACATTGTCTCCCCGGTTTTGCCTATTTGCACAACAAGCATATTGGCGAAAGCCAAGAGGCGGTTGTCGTATGTTTCAAAAAGGGGCGCTCGAAACTACCCGACAATTTCACCAAGCACAGCCTCGGTAAGCAGCAAGACTTCACGTGGTCGAGCGCCGCGATTGAATTCCTGTCAAGTATCGACGACCCGCTTGTCTTGCTGATGCTCGAAGACTATTTCTTACAGCACGCCGATATGGGCAAAATCAAAGCGTTGCGGGATTACATGCTCGCTTATCCCGGTATTGGCAAAATTGATCTGACGAACGACCGGCTTAAAGTGGCGCACAAGCCCCACGGTACGTGGCGCGGGGGCATGAAGATCATTCGCAGCGCGCATAATGCATCGTACACCTTTAGTCTACAGGCAGCGCTATGGCGACGTGAATTTCTACTCAAGTACCTTGACGCCGAAGAGGACCCCTGGCAAATGGAGAAGGGCGCAAGCCGGCGCTTTGCTGATGAGGCTGGGCGCGGGCGTGACAAGTCTATTATCCTGGGGTGCGAAGTACCGCCGATGGAATATGTCAATGCAATAGGAGGAGAAGGAAACAAGCCGCGCGTTTGGGACCGCGTGAAGTTTCCGCTTGATTTGTGGACTGAGTTGGCTGAATTGGGCTATGTTGAGGATGAAGAATGAACCAAGAAGTCATTAGTGAAAATATTCCCCGCGAACCGAGCGTAGATGAAATTCGCAAGGTTCAAATTGAAAAACTCATTGGTTTTGTTCGACAAATATGCCTAAGCCTTGAAGGTATTATGAACGATCACGGAGGCGACTGGTTCGAGGAGGTAGTCGAACCGCGCCGGGGAAGCGAAAGTGCAACGGGCCTAAAAGTTGCACGTGGATTGTTGGTTGTATATGCCATCAAGCATTTGCGAGAGGCGGGGCTATATCTAGAGTCGTTGTTGTCGGTGGAGGATAAAGAATGAGCAACACGAATAATCCAGAAGACATCAAACGACTAAAGTCTGTGCTTGACATTGATCGTGCTATCATCCGCATTGTAGAACGCGGTTATTACGCCGGTGGTGGACTAGAAGATAACGATTGTTTCTTTTGTAGCGCGTGGAGCACCGAAGACCATACCGAAGATTGCCCATTCATTGTGTTAAAGAAATACATTGAAAACAGGGGGATGCCCTGCAACGGGGATGAGACGGGAAAGGAACCGGAAGAATGATTAAAAGGTTGATTGTAATTGTTTTAGCTTTTATCAGGGTGCTGCGGGGGCACGGCGCGCAAGAATCAGCACCCTGCGAAGAGGGCGATTGGGTCAAGCTGCATCCGTTTTTTGAAGAATGGCCCGATGGTATGGCGTTGTATACAATACCGTGGGGAATTGATAAATACAATGATCGATACTATATACATTCAAGTCTTTTGCTTGATAGCGCAACCTACACATCCCCCGGAATGACATCAGAGTTCCCGATTATGAAATTCGGAAAAAGACTATTTACGGATGATTCATCTATAAGCCATCTTGATAACGCCGACACGCTTCAAGGCTTGGAAGACGGCTTTATTGAAGTATTTCCCCTACGTTTTTTGTCGGAGCGACCATGACACCCTCACAATACGAATGCACAAAATGCAACGCACGCCTTGATACCGCCGCGTCACTTTGCGAAGATTGCCGGGGGGAGTTGAGCGGGAATGAACCTTCTTTCCCGCGTTTAACGGCATACAACGGATACCCGGAGAGTGCCTTTGACTTAATGAGTCATGAGGATCAATTGTGTTTTGGACAGTTGTCTCACATAGAACAAAGTGCGTTTGCCATTGCCTTATTGACAGACATATCAAAGACTTTGATGAATAGCGCTCCCCAGGCATCCCACACACAAGCTATGCAAGATTATTTATCGGTTTATTTTTCAGAGAGGTATTAAATGGGCGGACACATCCCCGAAGCCTTAGCGCTCGCACTGCACGACGCGCATGATATTAAATACGCCATCGAAACCGGCACGTACAAGGCGAACACAACGCGCTTCCTCGGTGAGCACTTTGATCGCGTGTGGTCAATTGAGATGGACGAAAACTGGCACAAGCGCGCTATCCTCGTGCTTAAGAATCAAACCAACGTCACTCTTGTTTTAGGTGATAGTCGCTTTAAGCTGCGCGAAGTTCTACAAGAGCTTGACGGCCCCGCACTTTTATGGCTTGACGCGCACTGGTGCGGCGGCGCGCGCCCGGAACAAGCACCAGAAGAAGAATGCCCGCTCAGAGAGGAATTGTACGCGATACGCGAGAACGACAATTCACACTACATTCTCATTGACGACGCACGGCTTTTCACCGGACGCCCCAACTATCCACACAACCCGGACTTGTGGCCGACATGGGACGGGGGCGTTCAGGCGTTGCTACCTGAGCGCTACCACACGATCATTCATAATGACGTAATCGTTAGTGTGCCACAGTTGGCGAAAGGAACAGTTGAGACATGGCGATGTACACCATAAACGATCTCTATATGACATGTGATACCGCGCCCTCTTCATGGGAGGGTATTACAGATACTGGGCAGTTTGTATATATTCGCTATCGATGGGGCATACTTTATGTATACGTGACCCCCTTTGAGCTGCACCGAAAGTTTAAATCAAAGCAAGAAATTGAAAATGCGTTGGAGTGTATCCAAGAAATAAGGTGCGGGGGTAGCTACGCAAGCGTGATGTCTACCGAATTGATGGTCTTGTATCTACGAGAAACCTTTGGTTTTTATGAAGCAACGATTTGTGATTGCTGGCCTAAAAAAGACTGTGATTGCAACGTGGAAAAATGGAGCGATTGTGTCTTTACTCATAAATAGCCCCGCCGTTGCGCTTCGAGATACCTTTGGTATCCGACAAGCGATTGAAACCGGCACATGGCAGGGCGACGGCACAATCTATCTTGCGCGGCATTTTGAGCGCGTGTGGTCGATTGAAATCGATGACTACTGGTATGATTATTCCTTTGCCCTAACGCGCATGTACCCACACGTTGATTTAATCAATGGTGATAGCGCGGTAGCATTGCGCGTGTTATTGAACGAACTATACAACCCGGTTCTATTCTGGCTCGATGCGCATTGGTGCGCCGGCAATGGACAGGTACGGCTTGATGTCGAATGTCCGCTGCTCGATGAGCTTGAAGCAATTGCCGACAGTCAGGTCGAGCCGTACATTTTGATAGACGACGCGAAGTATTTTGTTGAAGGCGACCCGAACGGAATGCACACGCCTGAGCAATGGCCGTCGCTTGATGAGATTAAGGCAGCGCTTCCCGATGGGTATTTTACCATTGTGCATAATGACATGATCGTAAGTGTGCCGGAGAAGGCGCGGGAGGTTGTAGAGAAATGGAAAAAATAGTCAGTTTTCATACGGTACAGCGTCGTCAGATGACAAAAATTCTAGCCATCGGTATCGGTGGGGCGCGTATATATATACTCCATAATCATAGCGAATTATCTGCGTTCGTTGATAGTAACGACAAAGACTTTGAGGAGATTTATTCAGTGTGGTGTACTGATGATATTTCAACGCCCTATGGTTGGCGATTATCACTCAAGAAAATAAAAAAAACCTTGAGCGGTGTTATCAACTTTGACGGGGCGACAGAGAGCGAGGTCGATTTATGGACACCGAATGATTATGATAGCTGGTGGCACGAAAAAACCCCCTGGAATATTTTGGGTAGGTCGTGTGCTGGAAAATATAATGATTCACTATCGTAAATACGAAAACTACCAACATTACATAAAGCACCAGTGTGGCAAGGACGCGGTACATACCGGCATGATTGAATATGGTGAAATGCTACAAGCTGCACTTGTTGAACGTTTAAACCCGTGGCGAAAACACGGTGAAGGCATGCTTTGCCTGGGTGCTCGTACCGGCGCTGAAGTGGAAGCATTTATGAAAATGGGTTATTTTGCAGTAGGCGTTGACATTAATCCACTACCTAAAAATCCCTGGGTATTGCTTGGCGACTTCAATGATCTTTTATGGTTCGACGAAACGATTGATAATATTTACACAAACTCATTAGACCACGCCGAAAATCTCACGGAATTAAGAAATCAAATCTATCGCAAACTTAAGCCCGGCGGCAAGCTTTTCGTAGACATCGTAGCCGGTATAGAAGAAGGTTACACGCCCGGCGCGTTTGAATCGTGCTGGTGGGATAAGGTAGACGATGTAGTTGAACTGTTACACGGCAGTGGATTTAAAGCTATGTCTCGTTCACCGATTACAGAGCCGTGGACTGGTGAATTTGTTGTATTTAGAAAGGAATTGAAATGAAGCTTAAAGCAGACCACGAAACGATCATAGCGGAAGTTGTCGCACAGTACCCGGAATTCCCCGATATCCTGAAACAAGTTAAAGAAGGCATTCATTGGTGCAAGGGGCAAATCTCAGACTTTCAAGCGGCGGCGCTTTACGCCTTGACGCGACAGTACGACAAGCCGGGTCGCGTTATCCTTGAGATTGGCACGGCCTACGGCTTTAGCGCCGCGATTATGGCGAAAGCAGCGCCAGAGGCTCAAATTATCACAATCAATCCTCAATCGCACGAAGTAAAAGCGGCGGAGTTCGCATTGTGGGAGATGGGCATTGACAACGTAGACGTGCAGCAGTTCAAGTCAACCGACTATTTTTGGGTAGATGCAATTCACAAAAAATATGATATGATATTTGTAGACGGGGATCACAAGCGTGTAAGAGAAGATTTCCCCTTCTTCAACAAATTGTCGGATAATGGTTTGTTTTTGTTTCACGATTATGCTCCATCCGATAGCTGGCGCGCTTGTCCCCCGGTGTTTGAAGCGTTGAATGAGCGCAGTGAAGCTTTCCGAGGCTTTGATGTGCTGGTATCAGACTTAGAAGGCGTGGCAATCGCCGGATGGTATCGGCGCAAAGGCGAGGCGTGGAAACTATAACGCGCTAGCCAAAACTGAATTACAGTAGCAATTAGCTGCCTGCATAGCGCGTAAGCGTACTTGTGTGGGCAGCTATTGTTTTTAAGGTAGATATGGCAACCGAAATCACGCCGGCTTGACCTGGTATAGTAGAGAGGACTTCATAAATGGCATTACGTGGGTTACTCGGATTGTTTGGATTATCGGGACTTGTGGCGGGCGCTGAAAGCGTGCCAGCAGGCAACTACTTAGTAGACGCGAGCGGCAACGACTTAGTAGACGCGAGCGGTAATAACCTTGTGTGGGTATAGGTGAGGATATGGCAGACAAACGAATTGTTGATCTTGACGAAGCCACCAGCATTACCGGCGATAAATTTATGGTACTTGATAGCGTTGCAGATGACACCGAGAAGGCTACACTCGAAGATGCATTTGAAGCGCTACAGACGCTCTTTGGTGCATATGGCGCAATTTACACAACGTCAGGCGTGGCGACCCAGGCGCTAACCGCAGCAACGCCGGCGAAACTAACGCTTTTCGATACCGATGGGTTATCAAATGCCATTACGGTATCGGCAGCCAACGATCAAATGACGATAAACACAGCGGGCGTGTATGAAATTTTGGCAAATTTCAGTATGACGAGTAGCATCAACAACGTTATCGTCAGTTTTTATACCGCTGTAGACGGCGTAAGGCAGGAGCCGGGGATTAGCCGAAAAATCGGAACCGGGGCCGATGTTGGTGCGTGTGGGTTTGGTCCTGTACTACTCAATTTGGCAGCGACAGAAGTTTTAACCGTAGAGGTTGAGGCAACCTTAAACACAAACTTAACCATCATAGACGCGGCATTTTCCGCGTTTCGGGTAGGGTAAACATGAGCACGAATAGACCTATCGCATCGGCGAACAACGTAAGCGCGCCGGCGGCAAACACGGCGGCAACCGTTACCGCCACGGGGCAAGACAACCAATACATTATCTTTCAGGTAATCATGTGGTCGTATAACGGCGCGCCAACGGGCGGCAACATTTCAGCCGTTACGACAGGCGGCGCAACGATTCTTGATTGGGACATTACGACAAGCGGGCCGGGCTTTGTGCCCATCCCCGAAAAAGGATTGCAAAGCCCCTCGCCGGGTGAAGCGGTAACGATCACACTCACGGCAGGCGGGGCAACAGTATCGGGCAAGCTCAACGCTTACTGGATTTACGGTACATAAAAAATGGGTAACGCTGACACAACATACTGCACACTCGCCGAGCTACGCAATCAAATCTACAAGAAAGGCACGACGAAAAGCCCTGACACCGATGCCAATTTGACGCTTATTATCACTGCCGTTTCGCGTGGCATCGATCAGTTCACCGGAAAAGAAGCGGGGTATTGGGAAGCTGACACTTCGGCAAGTGCGCGTTATTTTTCCGGCTCTGGCAATTCGGTACAGTGGATCGATCAATGTATCGAAGTGGAAGCCGTCGCCGTAAAAGACAGCGCAACCGACGATGAGGACAGTTACACGGCATGGACCGTGGGCACAGTCGGCACGACAACCGATGCGGACGTATTTCCCGCGAGCGGTGATCCGAAGTACCCGAATTACAATGCGCTACCTTACAATTTTCTACTAGTTAACGTCAACGGGAGTTACGCCGAATTTCCTTCCGGGCGCTTTACGAGCCTAAGCGGTTTTAGACCGGAGCACGAATCTAAGCACGGTCTGCCAACGGTTAAAGTCACGGCGAAGTGGGGGCGAAGCGCAACGGTGCTTTATTCCATTAAGCAGGCGTGTATTGTCGAAAGCGCGCGGATGTACAAGCGCGGTGAGGGTGTTTGGGCCGACGCGATTGCAAATGTCGAAACCGGCGAACTACGCTTTGTTTCCGGCTTTGACCCGGCAACGCTAAGGATGCTTGACCGGCTGAGCACGCCGTCTATTGGATGGACGGGCGGCGGGTAAATTGACATAGCTTTATTATTCGTTTATAATGCTAGGTAATATGTAGAGCGCCACGGAGCGCCTGGAAAAAGGTGTATAACGCCCACGGGGGCGTTTTTTTGTTTTATGGACATCATTGTAAAGGGCTTCGACGAAACCGAAGAAGACTTAGACCGGATGCAACGCGAGTTAACCGGCTCACCGATGCTTAACGCCATGCGCGACGCGGCGATGCTGGTGACACGCGACGCAAAGCGTTTAGCGCCGGTCGATACCGGCAGGTTACGCGCGTCGATTACGCCGGATGTACGTAAGGTGTCGTCAGGCTTTGAGGGTGTTGTCGGCTCAAATGTAGTCTATGCGCCCTATGTCGAAACGGGTACACGCCCGCACTGGCCGCCACAGGGCGCGCTTGCAACGTGGGCGCGCCGCCACGGATGGAAAGAGGCTGATATACGGTTTGTCATTGGTACACGGGGTACGCGTGCGCAACCTTATCTTGTGCCCGCGTTCGTCGATAACGCCGACAAGATTATACGTATTTTAGAGCGCGGCGTCAGTAAGGTTATTGAGGATTAGTCATGCCGGTTTTAACGCCAGTCACAATGTTGCAGATCAACAACGCCATTAGCGACACAATGGACGAAATTGGCACGATTGATATTATTGACGGCGATACGGTGACGGTGTACGTCGAAGGTTGCACAGAATTGAGCGAAGGTGTCCCTGATACGCCGCTGATTCAGGTATACCCGGAGACGGGTATCGTAGACATGATAACCGCAACTGACCGGCACACGTTTCGCGGTGGCGGGCGCGCCGAGGAACAGACATGGAATATAGATGCTTACGCAACGCGACGCGCGCATATCGGCGAGGATTTCAAGGCATTATTGCCGCTTATTGACGCGGTCACGGGCAAGCTCGAAGAGCAAGACGTTAAAAATTATTTCGGGCTGAGCGCTATTCAATCATTTGCGTGGACTTGGCAGCGTTCCTTATTTGTGTTTGCGCAAGCGGAGTATGTAGGCTGTCGGTTCATTGTGACTGTAAGGATTTTCTAATGAGTATCTATCTTGCAACCGACAACATTGTTTTTATAGACAGCCGTCCGCCAATAAAGCGCGGGGCGGTTGTTTTGCGGGAAGATTACGCAAGCGCTGAAACATGCAAGGCCCTGCGCCGCATTTGGCTTGATGACGCGATACTACTATCAACGGTACGCGGTTGGTCAAGGCGCGCGCTGTATTTTCCCGATGACTGGTGTGTTGAAAAATTTCTCTCAACCGACGCGGCTGAACTGGTCGGCATCGCCGGCGTTCAAATCCAAACCGTGAAGCGGTGGAAGGACGATCTTAAAAAATATCTTGAAACTTTGTACGCTGAACACTGTTGAGGCGACAACTAATTTTTACCGGAGGTAAAAATGGCTCAGACAACGACCGAAAGAACCGCGTGCGATGTCCTTGTATGGCTTGACAACGGCAGCGATACACTTACCGACATCAGCGGCTCTGCAACTTCTGTTGATATTTCACTGACTAACAATGTTGGTGATTTTCGAACCTTCGGCGGGCGCTGGACCTTGCGCACCGTCTGCGGGTCGGACGCTTCGTTTACGATCAATGTGGTTTACACAACCACAGCCGACGAAGGGTACGACATTCTTAAAGATTGGTGGACCGGCGCATCTTACGACAGCGCGCGTAGTTTCCGGCTTCAAATCCCGGACAACGAGGCAAACAGCGAGCAGTGGGATGCCGAAGTGGTGCTCGAATCGATGGACTTTACACTTGATAGTGGAGAAGGCGGCCCGATTATGGTATCCGCCACGTTGTTGCCGGATGGCGATGTCATCCACGGCACGATTGGAAGCTAAATGGCTAAACCTAGTAGATCACAAACGAAGAAAAAAAACGGCGGTCCTCAAGGGAACGCCGCATGGGTTGTTATCCGCAAGCTCAAATATGGCGAGCGTGACCTTGATCAAGAATTCTTTGCGTTGGCAGTTCGCGGCGATGAATTAACCAATGAAATCAATTCCCCCGATGTTTCATCGGATCGCAAAAATGAAATCGGCGATGAAATCCAAGAAATCGAACTCGAAATCTTGGGGCTCTTGTTACCGTTCATTGTTGATTGGAATTGGGTGGACGATGACGGGAATAAAATGCCCATACCCGAAACGGTTGGGACGGTTGAGCTTTATCGCGAAGAGGCGAACTGGCTCACCGACGCTATTCGGGAAGTGGTATTTCCGCGCCGCGAAGAAAAAAACTAACTGAACTCCGGCACAAGCTCGCCGTTCACCTACACACGGGAAGCGGCGAAGCGCCACCGGAGTTACTAGATTACAAATTGTGTGAGCTTTATTCTTGCACACCAAGCGAGCTTGATGAGCAAGACTATGAGCGTATTTTGTCACATATGATATGTCATGGCATGGAAACAAAAATACGTTCACTGAAGGAAAAGCACGCAGCACGCAAGGCGCAAAAGGGGCGTTCAACTTTTAAGAATCCACGGAAGCGGTAAATGGCGCGACGTAATACAATTGAAGTCATCATAAAAGGCGAAGACGATGCCAGCGGCGCGTTCAAGCGTGTTTCGTCTTCGCTTGATGGGTTAGGTGACGCGGCAAATCAAGCGCTCGCGCCGGTATCTAAGTTCGGCTCATTCATGCGCGACACCTTCAGCACTGCCGCCGGTATGCTCATGGCCGACGCGGTGGGCGCGGTGACTTCACGCCTTGCCGACTTCGGACGCGCCATGATCGACACCAACGCCGACATGGAGACTTTCGCTTCACAGTTTACGACGCTGCTCGGAAGCGCTGAGGCAGCAGAAGAGCGCCTTGCGTCCTTGACCGACTTCGCAAAAAAAACCCCTTTCGATCTCCCTGGCGTTATTGAAGCCAATCGCATGCTAACCGTTTTCGGCGAGGGCGTTTTGGATACCGAAAAATACATGACGCTTATCGGCGACGCGGCGGCGGGCGCTAATACTAACTTTGCCGAACTTTCAACCTGGGTTGGGCGTGCTTACTCTGCTATTCAGGCCGGCAAACCATTTGGCGAAGCGTCGGCGCGGTTACAAGAGTTAGGTCTACTGACGGGCGAACAGCGCGCGTTGCTCGAAGACATGACCGCGGCCGGGGCAGATAGTACCGAGGTGTGGGGTGTACTTACCGACGCACTGAGCAAATTCTCCGGTGAGATGGCGAATCAATCTTCGACCTTTAAAGGTATTCAGTCGAATATCGAAGACACCTGGGAAGCCCTAACGCGCACGATAGGCAAGCCAATCTTTGATTTTGCGAAAGAAGGGGCAGAAAGCTTTTTGGGCTTCCTTGAAAGTGATTTCGCGCAAGAAGGCGCGCAGCGCATTGCTGAGTTTATTGAAGGCGCACTTACGGGATTCAAAGAGCTTCGCTCAACAATAGGCGAAGCGATTGGTGAATTAGCCAGCGAAACCGAAAATTTCTTTAGCGCGCTACAAGTGGGGAATATCCGCGATATCGCCGGCACATTTACACACTTAGCAACTGGAATTATCGATGTAACAGCATCGCTCTTGGGGTTAGAACCGCCTATAAAGCGCTTTGGTACTGAATACAGTGTCGGCCTTAGTCGTTTTGCCGATGCGGTAGAGTCAGCGTTTAAATTTATTCAGAATAACGGCGAAACAATCCGCGCTATCTTTGAGGCAGTCGGTAAGGCAATCCTAACACTCATCACCGTATCAAAGGGTATCAGTATTATCACGGGCGCGGTTACGTTGCTCGCCGGCGCACTTTCACCCATCAATGCAATTATCTTGGCGCTGTCTGCGGCCTTTTTTGCGTGGGATCAAAACCTGTTCGGTATCCGGGACACACTAACGCAACTTGCCAACACGATTAACAATATCTTCGGTCCAGCGATACAAGAAATCTTTGACTCGTTAAGCGCCGGTAATCTTGAAGGCGCGGCGCAGGGATTTAAAAACCTGTTTTCGCAAATAGGCGCTTTTGTTGAACAGGGTATCGCGCAAGTAAAACCCAAACTCGAAGAATTCGCTAATGCCTTTGTTCGTGACATCGTGCCGCAAATTCCCGTCGTAATCGCGCGCCTGGGCGAGCTTTTGAGCGGCATTCTCAACTGGGTAGTACAAGCAAACTTTGCCATTCAACAGGAAGTGGTACGATGGGCGGGCGCGTTTATTGAATGGATAGAACCGCAAATCCCCGCGATTTTACGCGAAATGCTTAGGATAACGAATGCAGTCGTGGACTGGATTATTAAGTCCGCCGGCGAGTTTTTGCATACGCTAGGGCAGTGGGTGCAGGCGTTCTTGCCCTGGGTCGGGGAAGTCTTGCGCGATTTGTTACCGCGCTTGGGAAAAATGCTTGGTGATATTGCCGATTTCCTAATCTCCGAAGGTATCCCCGCCGTCATCGGCTGGATTGGCAGCGCGGCAAAGATGCTGGCGAAAGAGTTACCCGACATTTTAAAGGCGTTCGTGAAATTCATCGCCAACGACTTCGTGCCGGCCGCATTTCAGGCGGGGCGCGATATCGTAGATGGTATTGTACGCGGGCTTGGAAAATTGGGACAAAAAATTGTAGATGAAGTACAAAAGGGACTCGATGACTTCCGTCGAAATTGGAACCGCTTCTTTGGTCCTAACGGTCCCGTACAGCAAGCGATTAGAAACTTCGTTGCCGCCGTGCTTGACATGCTGGCAGATATGATTGACCAGAGTTTCGGTTTTCTGCGTGACCTGGGCGTAAACCTTGACGGGCTAACGGGTGACGTGCGCCGCACGGCAGACACATTACGCGCCGAAGCAAACAAAATGGCGTCGGCATATGAAACAGAAAGTAAACGAATTAGCGCGGCGAGCGGACGTACTGTTAGTGATGTCGTGGCGAATATACGCAATCTATTTCCCGCGTTCGCCGAAGCGTCAAATGCATACGGTTCATTTGCGTCAAGCGCTGAAAGTGCCAGCAATCGCGCGTCAAACGCGGCGCGTCAAAGCGCTGCCGCCATTAATAATGCCAATCGAAGTATAACACCACCGCTCAATCAGGTGGGGTTTGGGTATGGCAATTACGCAAATGCCGCGACAAGCGCCGCGAACAAAGCGGCAAACGCATCAAGACAAAGCGCTTCATCAATTAATAATGCCTTGCGTACTATTCCGCCGAATTTAAATAATATCGGTTCGGGCTTTGGCTCGCTGGCAAATAACGCCGGCCGCTCGCTGGGCAGCGTTTTGGGCGCAGCGCAACAAGCACAGCAGGGCGTGCAGAATGTTGCGGGGGCGGCACAGCAGGCGGCGCAAATAGCGCAGCAGGCCATGCAAATGACAACGAACGTAACGACAAATGTGCAAACGAGCGTCAATGTCAATATCAACACGCGCGAGCTTGCCATAAAATTGCAGGCAATTTATGATGCCACGAGCAATATTTTATTTGAGATGACGCGCGCGGGCGTTAAGCCCGCTGACCCTAACGCCGAAGCGCGCCAACGCTTTGACATTTCTAATCACCTTGCGGCGATGCGGCAAGAACAGCAAACGCAATTAAACATCGTCGCTCAATACCTATCATTTATAAATAATAGCACGAGTAAAATTCGTAGCATCATGAGTCAGTGGTGGAATATTGCGAGTTCGAGCTTAATGAATCCTAATACAGCGGGCGGTAGTGCGGCGGTCGGCGATACCATTGAAAATCAAATTATTATCGAGGGGGATTTGAATGTTGCCGTTGCGTCACCCGATCAAATCCCGCAGACCATTGAAAGCCTGGAGGCGTTAGCAGGAGCATGACGACAATAAATATTATTGTACCGGAAGCAACAACCAACCTTATCATCAACCCATCAATCGAAACCAACACGACCGGATGGACGGCAATCGGTGGCGCGGCGTTGGCGCAAACATCAGACGAACAACGCCGCGGCGTTTATAGCCTGGAAGTAACACCCGGTGTCGGCGTTACAGACGGCGTGTATTATCAAATTGACGGCATTTCTGCCAACACTAATTATAGCTACAGTGTAGATTTCAAGGGCGCTAACAATATTCCGTATACCATTTATCTGTATGATGTAGGAACTGGGCAACCGTTGGGGACCCCGCAGGAAATTACCGGGGATGGGGAATGGCATCGCTACAGTGACACGGTGCAGAGTTCGCTTGGCGCGTCGGTACGTCTGTATATTGCAAAGTTCAACAGCCCGTCGGTTGATCCGTGTTATGTTGATGGCGCGCAACTTGAACAGAAAAGTAATGTAACAACCTACTGCGACGGCGACCAAGTGGGCAACAACGTCACGCTGCCCGGCTCTGTGCCGGCCTATCGTTGGAACGGTACACCGCACGAAAGTACATCGAGCCGCGATGCGGCAACCACCGCCGGCGGTCGTATCATCGACATGGAAGCGCTGGGTACAGTTTATAATATTCAAATCGGCGGCATGGAAGGCGGCGGTTTTGCGCCACAGTTCCATAACACGCAAGACCTCGCACTACTGGAAGGCGCACAACTACAAAGCGTAAAAGTCGAACCGCGTATCATCACGATTTTTATTCGCACTGACGCAAGCGGATCTGACATGAATCCCGGCAACTATATCGCGCGGGATCAACTCGAAAAACTTTTGACGCAAGACCGCATTGCACCGCTTCAACCCGTTATCATTGAATGGTCTGACACCGGGCATCGTATCAAGGCTTATTATCAAGATGGACTACAGGCGCGTTGGAACGCGAACGATGCGCCCGGTGGCTGTGCCTATGAAATTTTCCAACTTCGCTTAATTTCGTATGATCCATTCTGGTTTGAGGATGGACAGGCGGGATACAATTTAGATTTAGCGCAGTCAGACAGCCCGGTCGGAAATGTCGATTTTACGTATATTCGGGAAGATGGCGCGTGGCGACAGGTACAGGTTGACACTTCGCTCGCAATCGAAGTCATTACGCCCGATCTCGTTAACCCCAACGTCTTTTGGTTCGGGGGATCATTTACGAGTATTGACGGTGTTGCAGCAAACTATGTTGCAAAATATGACAGGTACAATGATACATTTACGGCGCTAGGCGTGGGCACAAATAACACGGTCTACGCAATTGCCGTTCACCCCAACGGTGATATTTATATCGCCGGCAACTTCACGCAGGCGGGTGGAGTGGCAAATAATGGTATTGTGAAATACACACCGTCAACGGGAACTTACGCGAGCCTCGGAACCGGGCTAACGGCGGGCGGCGCGATTCTTGTACGCAATGTTTTGATTGAACCAGAAACGGGCGACGTGTACGCTGTAGGGAGCTTTACGCAGGCAGGCGGTGCGGCAGCAACCTATATCGCCAAGTGGGATGTATCTGGCTCCGCCTGGACTACACTTGGCACGCCAGAGGGGTTAAGCGGCACGGATGCGCGCGATATTGTCCGAACGCTTGATGATGAGTATATCGTAGTCGGAGACTTTACTGGTTCTAACGACGGTGAAACGAGTGAAAATATTATCACCTGGACCGGCTCAGCGTGGGAAGCATTTCCTGTCGGTTTGGCAACAGCCGCGGACGGTGCAGAGGTTGCGAGTAATGGCGACGTGTATATCTTTGGGCAGTTCACCGATACCGACCCTTCGACGAGTAGCACGCTCAATAAAATCACGTTGTGGAATGGTTCGCAGTTCGCCCCGCTCGGTGATGGTACAACCGGATCGATTCGCCAAATTGCGCTAGGTCGTGACGGGGCACTGTATGCAATCGGTGCATTTTCTGCAATCGGTGATATTGAAAACGTAGACGGGTTTGCCATTTGGAATGGAACCGCATGGGTCAACATTGACATTGAAAAAGAGGCGATTCTCGCAAACGCGCTTACGGTTGACGTTTACAACAATGTCATTTTTTCGGATGGCACTGTTGACCCAACGGTTGAATATTCCGCAATTACAACAGTCAACAATCCCGGCACGAGTACGGCTTGGCCGATTATTAAGTTAACAGGTCCCGGTGAGTTTCGGTGGATCGAAAACCAGACGACAGGCGACCGGCTTTATCTTGATATGGCATTGCTTGAAAAAGAGGAAGTAATTTTCAATCTTGCGCCGCAGCGCAAAAGTATCGAAAGCAACTTTGATATAAACCGCCTCAAGAACGTATTGCCGGGTAGTAATCTATCGTCGTTCCGTTTGCTACCAGGCGATAACACGGTTGCAACTTTCGCGGTAGATACCACAGGCGATACAAAGATCGAAATGTATTGGGATATTCGGCATAGTAGCGCCGATGGGGGCACGGCATGACAACTGGCGGACCGCTGCACGAACTCTATCTATCACGACCGGACGGAACGCGCATCTCATTAATCGATACCGCGCAGCGTTTTGATTATACCCGCGCCCTGAACGACACTGGTACATTTACACTAACGCTGCCGGGTGACTTTGACGACACTTTTTTACAAGACGGCTACCGCGTTGAATTTTGGTACAAACCTGAAGGCGGAACCATCTTTCTTGATTTCCTGGGTTTCATCCACAAACCGAACTATATCACCGATCAGGAGGGTCGCGAGAATATTATCGTGACTGGTATTGATCCAATCGGGCTATTGAAGCGCCACCACGTTGCATATGATAGCGGTACGTCACAAGCAAAAAAAAGCGGCGCGGCTGACGATGTAATGAAAGAAATTGTTGACGAAAATTTTAGCACGAGCGCCACGGATACCGACCGGCGTATTAGCACAGAGTATCTAACTGTTGCCGGTATTTTTTCGCTAGGGCCTACGGTAAGTAAATCTTTCGCTAGGCGAAATGTTCTGACCGTCTTGCGCGAAATTGGAGCTGACGCCTTTGAAAACGGCACGCCGGTATATTTTGATCTCGTGCGTATCAGTCAGAACGAATTACAATTCCAAACCTTTATAAACCAGCGCGGTAGAGATCAACGTTTCGCCAGCGGTTCCGGTCTCGTCTTTAGCACCGAGCGTGGCAACTTGCGCGTACCGGATTATTCATTGGATTTTAGCGACGAGGTAAACGCTATTTATGTGGGCGGGCAAGGGCAAGGCACAGACCGCCAAGTCGTGCAGCGCGAAGATACTACACGCACCGGGCGCAACATTTGGGCGCGGCGCGAAAAGTTCATCGACCAACGAAATACCAATGCAACGGCGAGCTTGAACAGTGAAGGTGATTCGGCTTTACGCGCTGGTATCCCGCGCAAGCGATTTAGCGGCGAACTCGTGTCAACCGATGAAACGCAGTACGGGAGAGACTGGAATTTCGGCGACCGCGTTAGCGCCGAAGCATACGGTCAAATTTTTGATGGTATTATTCGGGCGATTAACGTTTCGCGTGACGGAAAGGGATATGTGGCAATCACAGCGCGCCTAGAGGTCGAAGAATGACGATAAACGAACAGATGTTGAGGCGAATCATAACTCTAGAAAGACGCGCTGACTATTTTGATACACTAGAAGAGCGCGAAACGTTTACGATTGCCACGCTTCCGGCAAGCGCTGCTAATGGCGCGGTTGTCTATGTCTCAGACGGTCTAAAGTCTGGCGAAGTATCAGGAAGTGGTACGGGTTCCTGGGCGATGTGGAATGATACTGCGAGTGAGTGGGAATATTTTTGTATTGGCGATTATGTACAATTGCTTGACGGTGTAACGAAAACCGTCAAGGCGGCGGGCGGCGACTACACCACCATTCAGGACGCAATTGATTTTTTCTCTGGTGGCAAGCTGGTCACCGATTGTACAATTGAAGTTGACGCGGGGACATATAGTGAGGCGTTGACTATTTCTTCAGATCTTCACACGACCGGATCGAGTGAATTATTGATTGAGGGCGACACGCGCGATCTCGCGGGTTTGAGTTATGTAAATGGCGTAGACAGTTCAACAGCAACCTGGGCAGCGGCAACAGGCTATACTGCTGCAACAAGTAAGGTTGTGCCAACAACGATTAATGGACTTTATTACCGCGCTACGACAACCGGCACAAGTGGCGGCGCTGAACCGGCGTGGCCTACCGCAATCGGCGGTACTGTAGTGGACAATACGGTAACATGGCTAGCCGAAGGTGTTCCGGTAAATCGTGCTGCCCAAACGAACGGCGGTACAACAAGCGGCGCATGTCAACTCGTGCGTAGCGGCGGAAGCAACGAAATTTTGACAGTAACGGTTGCCACGGTCGATCCTGACTTTGACGCTGATTCTTGGGGGAACGGCGACAAGGTACTGGTGTGGGATGGCTCAGCTTTAAGCGAACTTACAATTAGCTCCACTTCAAATAATACAATTACCGTAACAACGTCTTGGCCGGCAGGTATCGAGTCTTTTGGCGGCGCGTTTACACTATTACCAGATCGCATCATTTCACAATCTGGTGGTAGTAATCCGGTGACGGTAACCGGCTCCGGTGCGAAATTTCAAGGATTTTATTTTAAATCGGAATCATCAAGCGTGTATTCAATTTTTGCGGAGGGGGGCGATTTAGTTGTTGAAAACTCCGCAATTTATGCTGACACAATTGGTATATTTGCACAGTTCTCGCGAGTTGAAAGCGCAACAACCAGCCTATCAATTATAACCGACGCGGATCGTTGCGTTTTGACGGGATCGGCGGCACAGATTAAGGTGCGCCGATCTGTATTTATAAATGGTCGCGTTGTGGCTGCCGACCTTTCGTTTATCATTTGTGACACATCGGTACTGACACGCGCAACCGCGAACGTTGGCTATCAGATCGCACGCAACGGCGCGGGTATGGAGGCATTTTTCTGCTATGCGCTTAATGCGTCCAGTGGGTATGAATGTACCTCTGGTGGCTCTATGCGTGCGCAATCGAGCTTTGCGTATAGTTGCACAAATGGTATTTTTGCACAATACAATTCAATTATTCAAGCTGTGTCGGCAAGCGCACGCGACTGCACAACTGGTTTTCGCGCAACCATCGCGGGTGTAATTGACGCGCGTGCTACGAGTACGCTTGTGTACAATAATACAACAGATTACAACCCCGCCGCAGACGCAACGGCAGCAACCGACGGCGCGGTTATAGATAGGAGCTAGATGTGTGGCTGATAATTTATCCCGACAATGGCGAAGTAACTGCAAATACGGTTTATCAAGTAGACGAAGTAAAGCCGCAGGATAGTGATTATCCGGCATTCAAAATAAAATTCTGGAACGGTCGTGTACCATGCAAAGAAAGCTTTGATCCCGAAAACGGCGCACTCATCCCCGGCGACATCGACCCTACCCTACACGCCAACTTAGACGAACGCAAAAGCGCCGCCTATGCCACCGATGGCATATCTGATAAAATGATGCTCGATGCGCTATGGCGACACGTCATTGAAGCGCGGCAGGATGATAGCGAGCAAGTTCAAGCGCGCCGTGTTCGTATCGCAGAACATGAAACACGACGCACGCGCACAATCAACAAAACTAGACGAGAGGTAAAAAAGGTATGGCAACGCCAAATTCGGGTCAGTGGGCCGTTGACCTAAGCAATTGGAGCGCAGACCAGTTAGCGGTATATCGAAACGCAAGCCGTCTGCTCGATGAGTACAATGATACCGGGTTGGTGGCAATTATCACCGCGCTTCCGAATGGTAGTGATTTAGTTCCTGGTATGGGAGACCTGACCAGGGATGATGTGACTAACGGCATCAATACGATAAACAGCTTGATTTCTGACATGGAGGCGGGGCATCGAACCAATTTGAACAAGATCATCGCAACTCACCCGCCGACGGCATAAGGTAATCTAAATGAGCGACTAATGGATCAGGGTCTCGCCTCCGAATTCATAGCGTTGGTCGAGCGCCACCTTTCAACGGAAGGCGAGCGTCACGCGATTTTACAGAAGTGTTGTACAGGGTTATTGCCGCGACTAGACCTTACCCAACCCGCGCATGTATTCGCAGCGAACGCCTGGGCGCTGCTAAATGCTTACGGTGAGCTAAAGCCGGGGAAACCGGCAGTGGTTGCGTTTTTAGAAGAACTGCGTAACAATGTTGGCGTAGATCAAATTAGGATTATCGATGATTTAATTTTGGCAATTACCGACACGCATATGGCAACAATCGCACCACCACCAACTACCGATGATTCTGTCGAGGTCTGGAAGCTCAAAACGCTTTATGATCTCGGTAAAGGCTTTGCTTCACTTACCGAGCGTGTATCACTTGCGTGTGATGCAGTTGAAAAAATAGACACATTAACCGAGGCGGTTGATCGTATTGACGAACAAACAAGAATAAATCGGCGTGGTATGATATTCAATCGTGTCTTTTTTTTTACGATTATAACGGCTGATGTCCTTGTTTTAATTTTAGTCTTGGCATCCACGGGGATTCTAGCATGAACGGGTTTACGAAGGTTCTCGCGGTTATCGCGTTGGTTTTGACGATAATTGTTATCTTAGTTTTGATTGCCGTTGCACTGTCTGGCGCAACCGCGCCGGCTATTTTGTTCTTAGGAGCTTAAAATGAAAAACTTGCTTTTGTTCGTGGTCGTTCTGGCGCTGCTTGGTGGCGCTCAAACTGTGGTAGCTCAGGAAGATACCGCCGTCAGTATCGAAGGCGTTCTGTTGCCAGAGTGGGCTAATCAACTTGCCTTTGGGACCGTCGCGCTCTCCTCGTTTGCATGGGGGGCGGTCGAGATCATCAAGTGGATTCTAAAAATCATCGGCGTTTACAAGGACGGGTGGGGGCGCTACATCGTTTTCGTCGTGGTGGCTGCGCTTGTCGTGTTGGCGCTAGGGGCTGAAATGCTTGATGCTCAGGCGCTAGTAGATGAAAAAGTTGAATGGGTTTACCAGCTAATGCAATTCTTCCTGGCGTTAATTGGCGCGCCGATTGTGCATCAAACTGTGAAGAAAAGCGGTTTGTTGCCATCGAGCGAAGAATAGCCTATAATTCACCTGTAAGCTCTGGTACAGGCGGAGCAGAGCCAAGCACAGAACCTTTGATGCGCTAGCGCTGAAACCAGTCTGCTGCCGAAACAGCCACAGTAGGCGCGAATCAAAAAAAGCCCCGACCGTTTGGCCGGGGCTTTGTCTTTTCTGTTGACTATGATAAAATGCCATTAAGTTAATGGCTTGTACAGACACGAGATCGCGCGGGCACGACTGCGCGATTTTGGTTTATGACGTGTAAATTTCTATGCTTTCATAGTCACAATAAAACTTACCGTCTTGCATATTGGATCTCATAACAAAAAACTTCCCCGATAGCCATTTCTGGCTCGCGATGGGCAATCTTAAATTAACGTAACTTCTGGGCTTCATGCATGGCGCGGCGGATTCCATAACGATATGCACGTTCCACTTTTGCGTATCTGGTGTATCAAGCCATCCAGTAATTGAAATGGCATCGACCTTCTGATTATTGAGATCAAAATTACAACTCCATACCTCGAAGTTTGGTACAGGATGCCGGCTTTGATATTCGCGCGAAAAATAAAAGTCGTCGCACCTATGACTTAGCTCCGGCTCCATGCCAGTACGCTTGTCATCGGTCGAGAGCGCAGGCTCCAGGCCGGTCGAGTCGTTATCGCTCATTTCTCCACCTTCGCAAAATCAAGCAACCGCTTGAGCGTTGTCAATTTCTGCCGGTTATTCACCGACGAAATCTCACAGCCAAGCCCGTCAACTCTTGTAAGCCTAAAAGCCGCCGCGAATGTAACTATTGCCTCGCGGAGCTCGGCGTTTTCAACCTGCAATCGCTTAATCATATCCTCCTGCACCAGTAACGGCTGAAGCGCGTCAATCGCTTCGTCCAGTTCGGCGTTTTCGGCTTCCAGTTTCTCAACGCGCGCTTTGAGTGCTCGCATCCGCTCAGCAATTGTGCGCTGAAATGCGTTACCTTCTGCCGCGAGTTCGGCCAACGTCTCGGTTGATATTTGCGCGGCCATCTCTGGGTTCCAGGCTATGGTTTTGTCAATCATTCTTTAATCGCCTCATAAAACTTCGTCGTCCAATCAAGCAAAAACTTCGCCAGATCATCCACGGGGTAGTCGTGATGTTCCTCGTTTTCATCCCATCGCCCGACCGTCACCGTGCCGTCAGGCGCTATATCTATGCATGCGTCGCCGACGCCGACGCCCCAATCCCAGAATGAGAACATCACACCGCCATCGCGCCGTTGCAAGATTTCCCATTTAGGCCCGTTACTCATTCCTCACCTCGCTTCAACTTCTTCGCCGACAAAAGGTGCACAAACAGAAGCCACTGATAAAACTCAGTATGCGCTTTATTCGTTTCGTCCATGCGTATTTACCTCACCAGGGAAGGGGGTTAAAACCATCCCCGTCACCCGTTTTACTTCTTTGCCTAAATGCAACACAACATCTCAAGGGTTACAAAATCGGCTTGCCATCCGACCCAAAAACAAGCTGCCGCTCTGTCTGCTTTGTCTGCTCGTGTCTGCCTGTGTCTTCTGTCTTGTCGTGTCTGCCGGACGGTACAACAAAATCGGGACAGGGCCAGTCGGGGAAGGGGGACACGATAGAAACGCGCTTAAGGCGCGCGATTACACTTTCTCTATCCGCCGCCAAGACATAGCCGGTCTGTACGGTTTCGCCACGCAGTTTTAACGCGCCAAGCTGCCGCATTAGTCGTGTCGCCGCCGCCGCTTGCTCTTTGTTGATCTGGAGCACTTCGGCGATATGGCGAGCACTGAAATTATCAAGCTCGACAATGGCAAGAAATAGTTGTCGGTATGGTTCAAAGGCGGCTTGTTCTGCCGTTTTACGCACCGACTTTAATGTCTGTCGTAGGCGTTCGTCTTCAGCGTCGAACACGACCACCTCCTCTGCGTTTTCCGGCTTTTCGCTTTCCTCAACCGGATCAACTTCTGGCGAACGACGCACCAACCAGTACATTCCGCTTCCGATAAAAACAACAAGCCCTAGCGTCAAACACTTCAAATCGAGCAGCGCCGGCTTGTATTCAGTGGCAACCGGCGCAAATACCACCGCAGGCGCAACGGTCGGCGTGATTGTTGGTGTCACGGTCGGTGTCGCCGTCGCCGTGGGTGTACTCGTGACCGTCGCCGTCTGGCTCGGTGTGTGCGTTGCCCAAATCGCGCGCTTCGTTTCTGTCGCCGCCTTGAGCATTGCATACCACGTCGCGTTTGCACGATCCACTTCCGCAGTCGCATTCAGGTCGGGCGTCGGCGTCTTGCTCGGTGTCAGTGTCGGCGTGTTGGTCGGGCGCGGCGTTGGCGTCAGTGTCTTGCTTGGTACAGCCGTCGGGAACGGGGTAACTGTCGGCGAATAGGTAGCGGTGGGTTGGCGCGTCGCTGTTTGCGTTGGTAGCGTGGCGAACGTTGCCACGTCTGTTTGAGCGGCGCTTACCGCTGTGGGGAGTGCAGGAATGAAGATCACTGCACTTCCCCCAACCAACAGTAAGATAAAAACCGAACAGGCTAATGGAAAAAAACGCCGGGCGCGCACCTCCGGCGCGTAGTGGACTTGGTGTTCAATCGGCGGCAGGGTAGGCAACGGCTCACCTGTGCGCTTGCGGCGCATGGCGGTAGTCTCGATAACCGGGCGTCGCTTGCGCTGCGCTGTCTCGCGTGCGTGTTGCGCACCGATGACGTTTTTAGGATCGTTAGGACCGCTATCGCTGAAGAATTCCGAGATAGGGTCGCCGTTGCTATAGTTCATTTTCTACCCCTATTTAAACACGCCTAGTATCGCCAATACCACGACAACCAATCCCAGTATGCAGGCTACCGCCACAAGAGCCAAAACGAACGACCATACGCCGGAAACGTCCATCGCCGTGCGATAGACTTCGTAACTCTCCTCGTCCATACTGGCGCGTAGTTGCGCCTCACCGAGGAGAGAGAATGTGCCGTTTATCAGTATGATGAAAATTACAACAACCGCCACCGCCTGTCCCAACTTTTCCATCTCAATACCCCTTTTTATACATATCTATCCCCATTGCGATAAATGCAATTCCTAGTACGATAAGCGCGCAAGGTGCAAGATTTAAAAGTTCGTTCATTTCCACACCCTTTCCCGGCGCGCATACTTCGCCAGTCCCCGCGCGTTTGCTGTCACCGGGTCGTCAAGCAGGGTAACACCGCGATAACCCATCGCCTGTACCGTGTTCTTAACCAATCGTGCGCCACCGCCTACCAGCAGCGTCACCGCTGCGGTGTTTTCGCCATTGGGCCAAACGCGACCAATCTCAGCGGCGACCTGTGAGAGCCATTCATTGCGCGCGCCATCCACTAGCGCAATAATATCATTGCCGGCGGTCGTGAAAGACGCTTTCTTTTCGAGTAGTTCATTAGCTACCGCTAGCGACACGGCTTCACCATACTCGCCGTAGATTGCATCTTTCAGTGCCTTAGCTGCCCACGAGAAGCCGAGGGGCGCACCGCCCGATAGCGCCGGTACATGCTTTGCGTCGTGCATGACCGTGAGGTCAAGTGTATTGCTCCCCACATCGACCACGGCGAAATTGAATTCTTCTTCTTGGCGACTGAGACGCCAAGTTCCATTTTCGTCAAGCGCATACTCATAGAACGCGCCGGCGGGTTGGGCGCGGGCGAGAACTTTTTGTACATTGACGCCATAAGATTTGTCATCAACGGTAAAGACGTGTTGCCCCTGTAGCCAAGCGCGCAGCTTGCGCGCGGTTGTTGCCGCATCGCCGGACATCAAAACGCCAACCGGAAGCCCGGCGACGATACGTAGATCATGCGATCCGGCGGGCAGTAGTTGCGCCAACGCTGCATAGGTCAACGCGCGGGTTTCCCAGGCATCGCCAAAGATGTCTCGGTCGGTGCGCATGTCCGCACCGCGCTTGCCCACGTAGACGGTTGCACCATTGAACCGTACAACTGTCTCGGTTTCTTTCTTTACGCCGTGCATTCGCACTTGCGGCGCTTGCGTGGCAAGGGAGCGAACACACGCCGTTACCGCGTCGGGGGTGAGCGCTGCCTTAAATCTATGGTTGGCGATGTCTATTGACAATGATTGCATTCGTTTTCTCCTAATCCCACGGCATCGCTTCATCAAGCGACGACGCGATAGCTTCCGTTTCGATGGCTTCCCGCACCTCACCCGGCGCGACTTGTAGTTGATAACGCGATAGTACCGCCTCGACAATGCGTTCTATAGCATCGAGATCGATTGCGGTCAACGCGCCCCTTTGTGTTTGCGTCTGACCATTTAGTCCTGCGCGCAGCAGCCCCCGAACAATCTCAGCTTTATTCACAGTACGCGGATCACGTTCGCCAAGCTCAGCAAAAAAATTGCACAGGTCAGCGTCACGCTTTGGGTCTAATGGTGTGTTCGGTACTCGTGTAATTTCGATCATGCACAATATTGTACAGTATTATGCAATACTGCGCAAGTCAAGAATCAAAAAACGCGACGCTCCACATTAGAGCGCCGCGCCAGTTCATTTTTTAACCCCTGTCGATCCCCCGCCGAAGCGGAGGCAGATTGCAGCGCACCATTTGAACTACCTAACCTCGAAGTTCAGCGCTGCGTATTTTAGTTTCGATGCGCACCTCCTATGTTAACCCGCGCCCCAAACGCCCGCTGTGGCGATTTATAGGAACACGGGTGTGTAGCCCTGCGCGAGCTTATTTTCCAAACATTCCGGCAATGAATGCCGCGAACGCCTCTGTGCCCAGCGCGTTTAGCGCACTACCTAGCCCATCATCTTGCTCAGGCTTCGCCGCAATGACGCCCGCAGCAAAGTCGGTTCCCAGTTCATCGCCAGGATACTCCCGGCTCTGCATTGTCTTTGATACCGCACCGAGGATACTCGTTGCAGTGGCGTCGTCTTGATCCCAGCGCTTACCGCTCGCAACTTCATACGCTTCGATGATATGCCCTTCGCGGCGCAGAAACGTTGCAAGCGCATGACGGTAGGATGTTTCATTTTCGCCTTTACGGATGGGGCGAAAATCGTAATGGTCGGCGATTTGTTGAACTTCATTCATGTCCATTATCATTCCTCCTTATTCCTCTTTATTTCGCGCGAGCAATGATCTTGTACCCACTTACCTCGGGAGGGCCATAGTGTGCAGGCATTGCATGCTGAATCGCTTCAAATGGCCGCTGAAAGCCGTCTAGCCTAAAACCAGAAAAGAAACTATCTTTTACGACATTCGATTTTGTATCCAGCGCATTATCTAGTAATTCTCTAAGTATTTCGCTTTCGGGGAAGTCCCCGTGTACATCATCATCGATGAAAACAACATTTCTACACGATGACGTGTGATACCAAAGAAGCGTCTTTTCGCCCTTAAGTATCGTGTATGCGTTTGATGCGTGACGCCCCGGTGATTGGTTGTCATACTCGAAGCCGTTCAAAAACTCCGTCCAGTTACCCGATCCGATCCGCGCACCCGCGCTCATTTCGCGCAAACCGCGCATGGCCTTTACAAAGAGTTCGCGTTTTACGTCTTTCCAAATTAGTTGCTTCACTGTCATTTCTCCTTTACTTGATTTTGAAAATCTCGCCACCGCCTTAATCAAGCCCCGGTAGGCTAAAAAACGGCGGCGGGTAGGTGGCCGGGGCGGGAGTTGCACCCGCTCGCGGTATTCTCCGCTCCCATCGACGTACTCCGTCAGCCGGATAAGGCGCGTAAGGTGCGCCAGACCTTCACGTAAGAGCACAACAAGGAGAAAACTAATAAACAGTAAACTTGTCTGGCCTCATTCGTTTCTCGGTCGGTGGCACACGTTCATACCCTTCACAAGGGATCATCGCCTTTATGCTGCCGGGGTAAGCTTGAGCAGCAATGATAGAACCAACAATCATAACGCGACGACCGTCAATCGTAGTGTTTATAACACGATTTACGATTGCATTGCCGACCTTATTGCCGACAAAGCGCGGGTGAACATATTCGATTCCGTATTTATCGGTGTGCCAATGATCTTCCTAAACAACCGCGTTGATTACTTCATCCGGTTCAACTTCGACCGGCGCTTCCCACGTTTGATCCCAAAAACGGATCGAGTGCGGCGTAGCGTTAAAAACAGTTAAGCCGTTCGGTAGAGTTTTCATCGTTCATCATCCTTATAAAATAGGTTTAAGATAATCCCCGCGCCGGTCGTACAATGTGTTCCACAAAGCGCAAAAAACTAAAGTGGTTAAAAACGGCGCGGGGATGATAGCCGCCGGCGCGAGTCGAACGCGCGTCTGCCGGGCACGGACCGGCTGCTCTGCCGATTGAGCTACGGCGGCGGTGGGATTACTCTCCGCGTTCAATCGGTGCAATCGTGGCCTTTTTCAAAAAGTCGGTGATATTGTTCCAGATATTATCGCCGACGCGCCGGTTTAAAGACGCTAGCAACGCGACAAATGCCGGCTCTTCATTGTACTCGTGTTCAAGTAGCATGCGCGATACATTTTCAACAAACGGGAGCGCCGCACCGCTGTAATCGATGCTGTCAAGGATACGAGAACACCCAAAGAAAGCGCTGTAGAAAAGAGCACGCCGCCCACTAGAGCTACCACAATGCGGTATCAAGAATTGTTTCATTCCATCGATATATTCGCTTTCTTTCATTGTTCAACTTCCTCTTGCATCGCCTTCGCAACTTTATTCGCTAGCGATTTACCCCATCCATTAAGCACTGAAAACATATTGACAGCAAAGGTTGTTTGTTGCCCTTCGTAGTAAATGCTATAGAGGATGTTATGTTCGCCAATGATGTCCCGGAGCTTGGCGGACCGTTCAGCAGCATTTACCGGAAACGTTCGTTTTGCCAGATCGGTAAAGGTGCGCTGCCGAGCGCCAAACCATTTGCCAATTTCTGTCATTTCTTGCCGCGCTGCCTGACGCTCATCTTCTGGTGCGCGCCAATCGCGTTCCACTTTTTTTGCAAGCTCAGCGCGTCGTGATTTTTCACTGCACACTTCATCGTTGAAATAGTTCATTTTTATCTCCTTATTTTTGCCTTGATTGCTCAAGTCGTTCTTTCGGAATCACCCGAATGCGGCGCGTTTTTTGCACCACATCCGGCCTCGGTGGTAGCGTGCGCTTCGGCTTCCAAAAGCGCCGCTGAAACTTCCGCCACTGCTTCAATTTGTTCATATTTTCCTCACTTCCCCATCCACCCACCCTAAAGGAGAAAACTATTCTGGATAGCTGTTATAATCCGGCGGCGGCGGGTCTGGTGCGAAGGTCGCCTGACCATCCGGCCCAACGTGCGCGTCCAGGAAGTCGGAGCCGCGTTCAAACATATCGCCGTCGTTCGCATCCGCCCACGTCTTGAGCGCTTCGGCAACTTCTGCCGGCTCACCATCAACGTTCACACCGGCCTCGGCAGCTTCGGCAAGCATATCGACGGCAGTATCTAAGTCCACCTCTAGCGCCTCAGCAACGGCAGTAACAACCGGAGAAGCTTCACCGTTTTCTTGTTCCATTGCATCAAGCGCTGCGTTCAAGATGTCAGCCGCTTCTTGCATCGTGCCGGTGAAGTCTTTGACACTTTCGACGCCAAGTTCTTCATGTACGCGATCTCTGCCGAGTTGTAAGTAGCGCGCCCAAAAGCGACGGCGGACTTGTTCGTCTTCTATCCAGTGCGGCGTTTTTTTCAACGTTGTGATCGTTGCATTGCCGGGAATGGTCACGGGTTCGCCCTGCTCATTGACCTCCGCGCCCAGCTCATCGGGCGTGTAGACGGGACGCCCACCTGTTACTTCCGGGCAATGAAAGCGAACACCACTTGAAATGGCCCGCGCGAAAAGCATATTTTTTGGCCACTTTTCCCACGCGCTGTCATCTTTGACAAGCTTTGCCTTTTGCGCGTCTTCGATTGTGAACTCACTAACACCTAATTTTTTTCCGTCTTTGTAAAAAGTAAGCTTACATTGTTCGTGTGTCAAAACATCAACGTGGTAGTCATATCCAGGTACGCGCTTTACCATCGTAGCGATAAGGTTCGCCGCCATCGACATTTTACCTCGGATAATATTGAAGCCATTCATGCTTTCGAACAACCCCAAGCCCATTTCAGCCCCGGCCATGATTTTAACGATAGCCTGTGCTTCGCTTTGCGCGTCCTGGAAATATCCACTTGCCGCGAATATTAAGCCGACACGCTCAAACTCCGCTAGTGTCTGCGGTTGAAACGCCACAATTGCTTTATTGCTCATAATCATTTCTCCTTTATGCTTCACTTTTATCTAAGCCCGCGCTGCGGCGCGGGCACTTTGCTGGAATATCTTTCTTAAAAACAATTCGCCACCAGTCACACCTTGTACACGATACGAGGAAAGTCATCGCACCACCTCCGCCGCGCCGCGTAAGAAGCGTAATTTTTGACCGCTGCATGTGCAGCAATGTCGCATCTCTGCGAACAGCGTGATACGAACCTCGTAATCAAGTACCGCCTTGAGTGCCTTAACGTGGCGCTCAATTTCATACTGTCGCTCGCGCGCCGCCACAAGCGCCGGTGCGTGAACGTCAATGCGCAAAAACGGATTAGTTGCGAAAGTCATGCTTTCACCGCCTGCGCGTCAAGCGCGTAAAAAACCTCGATCAATTCCGCCGCCGTAATCTTGATGGCGTCCTGCACCAAGCCCAGCTCCCACCGTTTCGGCAGCTCCTTCGTGAACCGCCAAATGAAACGAAAGTCGGTGGTGCGTGCGCGCAGTCCGTTGCTATGGTTGTGGATCGTCATCGCCTCCACGGACGTATTGACCGTAACTTCGATGCGTGCATCTGGTGCAAACAGGATGTTGTCTATCCATACGCTATCGCCCTCGATTACAGTGTCCATGTCATTCTCCTATCTCTTTCAATAGCGCGCTAAGCCGTTCGCGCGTGTCGGGGTAGTACGATTCGCAATCAATGATAAATTGCATCACACTTGCTAGTTGACTGGATGGATCAAATATGCAGATATAGTTCGTATACTCCGTGATACCTATTACCTGCATCACGACAGATGAAGATAGTTTTGCCATCTTAAGCCGTTGCGCTAGATTGATTAATTCTCTATCAAGATAATCCATGTCATTTCTCCCTATTGTGTCGTGTGCGATATTCATTGTTGCTTACTCCTATTTACATCGGGTAAAATTCGGCGTCAAGTTCCAATTCGTTCATCAGATTGTCGCCGATAGTTTCAAGTGTCTTGCTCGCGGTTTTGATCTGCTTGTGAAGGGTCGCTGTCAGCATGTCGGTGATTTCGTCGTCGTCTACCAAATCTCGCGCCATGCCGCGCGCCTTGATGAGTAACATTTGCAGTTCTGAGATTTTTTGTAGTTGTGGATTATCGTATGCCATGTGATTTTCTCCTTATTCATTATCCTTGCAATTCGAGCGCCGGGCGTTGCACCCGGCGGGCTGCGTTTCGTCTTTAGCTGTAGACCAATTCTCCGATTTCATCATTCCACCAGGGCATTGGTTCGCGCTTATCTTTCGCCGGTCGCTCTTGCCGAAGCTGGAGCACCGCTTTGGCATCTTTCACACAATCCTCATCATCGCAGACCCAAATTTCGGCGATTTCTTGTTCTGCTTTGCGTCCGCAGTAGTAGCACTTCATAAGATTTTCTCCTTATCTTCTAAACTTCACAATCGACTGTGCGGTCATTGAACCCGCTCGCCGCCTGTCGGTCAGTCGTCTCTGTCGTCTACCGATTGTCGCTCGTGACTTCACCTAGCCGGATTTACACCGGAAGCTGTCGGCTATTTAATTTTTAAGGTGCTTAGCCTAGCTCATCAGTGCGGGGCGGCTAGTTCCCACAGACGCCCGGTTGGACGTTTCGCTACCAGGGCATTGGGTTCTGCATTTCGCCGTGCATTTCGATCCATCGTTCGTTAGCTTCGTTGCGTAATTGCTGAACTTTTTCCATGTCGATTACAATTTCGCGCCCGCGCGTGGGGATTGCGGTTCCATTTCCGAATTTTTTCCAACTTTCTCGCGTTCCGTTTTGTACTTTGGTGTAAATTTTGTTGTTCATTGCTCTCTCCTATTTGCTTGCGTTGTTTACTTAACTGTCTATAGTATAGCATTTTGTAAAACGTTTGTCAAGTGTTTTACCTATGACTTTTGGTTAGAATTTTCTAATCTTTAGCTTGTTGATAATTTCTTGATGATACCGCGCCGGGAAGATTGCCCGACGCGGTGTTGTTTGTTTTAGTTACTACCAAGCCAGTGGCTTGACTTCTTCGCCGTTGTAGTTGAACATGATGCCCGCTACCTAAATCCCATTGCCGGTTACTTTTGCAACGATTCCGAATTGCGCCTTGCTTTCTGCGACAATTGCCTCGCGTGCTGCGTGGTGTTCGGCTATGCCAACCAAGTTAGCGACCGCTTTTAATTCGCTGGCGATAAAGTTGATCGCTTCATTTTCGGCGTCAATGAGTTCGCCGTCGGTGTTGATTGCTGCGAAGTCGCTTATAAATAGAACGTTGCCAACTGTTCGGGCTGCGTAATAGCGGGTGTTGATCGTGCACGCAATGTCACTTAGTGGGTATTCTGCTTTAATCCAATCAATGGCTTTTTCGATAACTTTGGCTTGGCTTGCAATTTCTCGTCCGCTTGTGCCGTTACCAAGAGCTTTCGCGGCGCAGTGTGTACCATAGTATACAATAGTATTTTCAATTTTTAGTGCAACGGTGCGCTTGAGGTCAACTTTCCCGCAGAGTTGACATTCGGTGATATCTTCGCTGGTTCCCATAAATTTGTAGTTCATGTTTTCCTCTCATTGTTCGCTGCACTCGTTTACTTAACTGTCTACATTATACTACGCAATAAAACGTTTGTCAAGTGTTTTACCAGCTAATCCTAAAAGTCTTGACAAATGTTTTACATAATGATAGAATACAGGCATAGACAAAAGGAGTTGATATGGACGAGACAAAATTCACGGCGCGGGAAGTCGCGGGCATCCTGGGGGTAACAACGCAGGCGATCCACTGGGCCGCGCGCAAGGGCGATTTACCGTTTGATACTGAGGCCGGACAGCGTCGTTTTAGCGCAAGCGTCGTAATGGCTCGCGTTGAAAGCGAAATTCAAGAATTGAGCGGGCGGCTAACGCACTTACAGGATATGCTCGATAAATACAATGAACGCCCCACCTAAACTACCCGGCGATCCACGCCTCGCCGACCTGCTTGACTTCATCATTGATTTCAAGGAAGCGCACGGCGGAAATTCTCCCTCACTGCGCGAGATCATTGACGGTCTTGTATGGTGGAGTTCGACGAGTAGTGCCAGCGAAGCGCTAAGGTGGTTGCGCGCGCTAGGATACATTGAACTGCACGAAGGTAAATCGAGGATGATCGAAGTCATTGGCGCGCAATGGACCGCGCCGGATTATGAGGAGTAGAGCAATGTACGACTGTGAAATTATCAAAACTGAGGTTTTGCGCTCAACGGGCGCGCCGGGCTTTTGTACTGCACGCGCGATGGTTGACGCTGAGATTGCGTTGCTTTTGAACGCGAAGCCGCGCGCTAATGATATATTGGCGCAACTTGATAAAGCCGAACGAATCGCAAAGAAAGGAGGTGAGAACGAATGAAGCTTGTACTCATATGGATGGCGCAACGCGGATGGGCCTGCACGTATTGTAGCGCTCAAGGGGATGGTACGGTCCCGCGTTGCCCCAACTGCGGGCGCGCCGTCAACACCTGGTAATTGCACACGCGCCGGGCGTTTTGTCCGGCGCACTTTTCATAAAGGAGAAAAAATGACATTTGGACCTATCCCAGATTACGAAATTGAGCGTCTGGCACGCAGCGAGCCACCGCTTATCACGCCGTTCAACCCGGATGCGCTTAATCCGTTCGGCGTTGACATCACGCTTGGTAACAAACTCCGCCGCTTATCACCGTCTTGGAACCGACCGCTTGATGTATTCAACCCGCCACCATGCGAAGCGTGGGAAGATCATGAATTGAAAGACGGTGAACATGTACTTGTACAGTTCGGCGAGTTATGGCTCGCGCAAACGAGAGAATTCTTTTGCCTGCCGAATAACATTCAATGCCTGATGCTCAACCGCTCGAAGTACGCACGCTGCGGCGCAACGCCAAACGCCGGGCTTGCGCCTGGAGATGCGGGGTGGAGAGGCTTCTATGTACTCGAATTGCTCAGTCACGCACGGCAGGGCGTTCTATACACTGTTGGCGAGCGTGTGGCACAGGCGATGTTTTTGCGCGGTGCAACATGCCGAAAGTCATATGATGACACACACACCTATCAGAATCAAACCCAAATCATCGGACCGAGGGTCTAATGCACCTCATTAAAAAACAACGCCGAAAACGCGACGGCAACAAGCCTATCGCGGTCCATGTCGGAATCCGCAATATCAACACCGGCGAGCGCGTTCCTTTGTGCGGTGCAGCGTTCCAATTTGGCGCGGTGGACGCCGGGACGGGTGACAAGGATAAGGTTACATGTCGTCACTGTCAAAGGGCGCTCTCATGGCGTCGTAAGAGATTTTTAGTGCGCGTGATAAATCTACGGTATGATGCGCACTTTTCACAGCGCGATAAGGTGGTGTTAGTATGAAATTCAAGCCCGGCGACAGCGTATTACGAGAGTTCAAGGTCGTCAGCGTCCACGAGGATGTTGACGGCGCGCCGATGTACCGACTCGAAGGATATGAAAGCTGTTTTCGCGAGGACACGCTTATACCGTATGATGTAGTCCTTTGCCCAGGGTGCGGAAAAATGCACGACTCAGGATATTTCTCGTGCTCGTGCGATTGGGATAACGACTATCCCGCTCCGCCGGTCAGAACACTTCGAGATATAATCGAAGGGCAAGGTTGATGGTTGAGCACCTAAAAACACTGGCTGTGCTATGCTACGTGCACGGAGAAGCGCCTAATGCCTAGATACGCCGCGCGCACCGACGCAAACCAAAACGAGATCGCGGCGGCGCTCATCCAAACCGGGTTTATCGTTTCGCTTACGTTCCGGCTTGGTGGCGGGTTTCCAGATATGGTCGTCACCGATCCGGCTACCCGCCGCGCGTATCTCGTCGAGGTCAAGGCGAACGCAAAGAGCAAGTTAACGAAAGCCGAAAAAGAGTTCGCCGAACGTTATGACTACGCGCTACCCTGGTTGCGCATTCATAGCGCTGAGGAATTTATTGAAGTGATGAATAAGGAGAGGACAAAATGAACGATCTACTTGCGAAAATTCGCCGACTCGTCACGCGGCACAACGTCGGCTATCGCCAATGTATCCTAGACTCGCTCGACAAAGTTGAGCGCGGTATACAGCGCCGGCGCGATAATATTCTAAGCGCCTTAGATGAAGCGGAGTTTAATCTCTGCGGACACGATGACCCGCACGTCAGCACAGATGAGATTAGCAACTGGCTTGAGGTGATTCGAGCGGTCGTGAAGGGAGAGGGGTAAGTCAATGTCTCAAAAGTTCCCGGACCTGGAAACCGCGCAGGGTATGTACGATGACCTGGCGCGTCGATTTGGTGAAATGTGCAACGATCTTTGGGGTTTGCTGGACCCAGACAATCCCACGGGATGGCCCTATCCGGCGCTTGCTATCGGCGGCGTTATGGAAGACTTCGAAGAAATGAAGTCTCTGCTCAAAGAGTTTGTAGAAATGCCTGCCCACGCATACAAGCGCGGACGCGAGGGGATGTGCTTACTTTGCCTTAGCGTAGAACACAAAGAAGATTGCATTTTTGCTCGTGCCAAGAAGCTTTTAGAGGAGTAAGTCATGTCAACACCAACAAAGCTAAACACGCAAACACTAGATTTCAAATGTCCGCACTGCGATGACGATCTGTCGGAGCAAGTTAAAAGTGCGGTAAACGGCGACGGCGTTTTTGAATGGTCCGAAACGGTTAGTTTTTCGTGCTCTCAGTGTGAAGACAGCGGCATCTATCGAGAGTTCGATATGCACATTGAATTTATGCCGGTGCTTAAAAGCGCAGTGATTGTGGACGAACGAGAGCAGGCGTGCAACTTGACACCCTAACCCACCTCATGGTAAAATACCTTTGCGCCGAGGAAAAGAAGGCGCGGGCTGTGGTAGGCCTAAGATGATGAAACAATCAATCCTGATGTCTTTTCAGGGTCTATGGTCATAGCTTCATCTGAGCAACTACCACAGACCTGGACCTTGAAAAGAAATCGGGATTTTTTTATCCCTATGGAGTAAGCAATGCAATGCAGAATATGCCACAGTGACGACGGAGAAAAAGACCTCAATCAGCTTTGCAATAACTGCTATGGATTTCAACAAATGCTAAAGGCGCGCGGTACGACAATCGATGAATTGCACAATGAGTACCGACGTATAGGCGATGGATTGCAGAAGTTGTGGCATGCTTCGGAATCCGCCGAACAAGAAATCAAGGGGCAGAATGAGCTATTACGTCAAACAGTTGACGATCTTAGGCAATCGCTCTTAGCGTATGAGATTACGCCAAATGGTTCCCTGGAAGCAATTGAAAAACTTATAGATGAAACGGTAGACGAACGAATCGCGCAAGCAAAGCAACGGATTGAAGAAGAAGCAATCAAAAAGATACGCTCGCCGAGCAAGCTCAAAAATTGGTGGGTGTAGGGACGGCACAGACCTTGAAGAAAGACCGGGATTTTTTTATCCCTTTGGAGATCACAATGCCAGAACTTGTAGATTGGTACAGATGTCAATATTGCAGACGCTTTCACCGCGCCAGTGAAAAGGCGGTAGCAAAACACGAACGTCACTGCTTTAAAAATCCGCGTCGCGTTCCATACATCGGTGAAGCTACGCAGTGGTGGCAGCTTATGAAGTTGCGTGGCTACTCGTTTGACTCTGACGGCGAGCCGTGGTTACACGCTGATAAAGAGCAGAAACTCCCGGCGTGGTGGCCGAGTTTAGGCGAAGATGGCGTCGGGTGTATTTGGGTTGGTGACAAGTGGGTTGAACACCCCGACTTTGACCGCGTGAAATATGAAGATTGGCGGCCAGAAGGCGATACACACGCCCGCGTTAATGTGTGCGGGTTAAACTATCCCGAGTGCAAGGTAGCTGAAAAAGAATATATCAAAAAGAATGTGCCGCTAGTGATCTTGCCCCATTCGGGTAAGGTGTTTGAATAAAAGGAGAATGAACGATGCGAAAATGGATCGAAAGAATCTGCACATTTCTCGAAAATGATGCCGATAGCATAACTTATATACCCGACGCGAACATGGTGCGCATTTACAAGGGCCATCATCTTGACGAACTTTGTATTACGCTTGAGATTTTCAAGTGTGAGCAATACGGCTATGGAAAGCGTTTATACATCGGATACGAACCAGAAGAAGATCACACCGAATATGAATATGGAACCTTTGCCGATATTGTGATCGATGATGCTACGCACGCCTTCAAAAAGGCCGTATATCAGGTAGAGCAAAAATACAAGGAGTTGGATGATAAAGAGTGCCCGGCTGAAGTACCGTTCTAGTTCCTTCCACACTATCGCCGCCTCATGGTACAATGAACCGACACACAAAAAAAGAGCCGCGCTGGTGGGCGCGGCAGGCGGCGATAGAAATAATTGTGTCAAAGGCTCAAGAAAAGTATAGCACACGGTAAGAATATGTCAAATAGGAGTTTGGAATATGTTCTACGTTTTTATGTACCTAGCTGCAATTGTTGCCGCCAATCTGACCGTCGCCGCCTTCGGGCCTGACTGGTCGATTATCAATGCGTTTTTGTTCATCGGCTTGGACCTCACCGCACGCGATAAGCTTCACGACCAATGGCAAGGCAATCTCGCGCGTAATATGTTTTTGTTGATCGCTTCCGGTGGCGCGCTGTCGGCACTTCTCAATATAAGCGCGTTACAAATTGCCGTTGCTTCAACCACCGCCTTCGTTTGTGCCGGCGTGGTCGATACTATCGTGTATCATATGATGAAAGACCGCGCGCGCCTCGTTCGGATAAATGGCAGTAACTTATTTAGCGCGGCGGCAGATAGTTTGATTTTTCCTATCCTCGCGTTCGGTTTCCCACCGCTGTGGGGGATCGTTACCGGGCAATTCATTGCTAAGGGTTGCGGCGGTTTTATATGGAGTATGGTGTTTTATGTTGCGACTGTCTTCGTGCGGCGCGGAAATCGTACAAAAAATGATAGCTGAAAACCAAGAATATTGGGGCGCACTCATCACACCAACCTCACTAAAACAGCGCAATATCGAAACTTGTCATTTGTTCGGTTGCGATAACAATCGCTTTAATCCGACCTATTCGGAAAAAAAGTTTTTAACAATGCTTGACTTCATCGAACCATACAATCACAAATGCAAATGGGTACTTGCGCCTGATATGGTGGGCGATGCCACCGGCACGCTTGCCGAGTTTCCAGAGTGGTACAAGATCATAGCGCCGCGTTACCCGGTGGCGCTTGCCGCTCAGAATGGTATGCAATCTGATGATATTCCCTGGGATAGCATCGCAGCATTATTCATTGGTGGCGATGATAAGTTTAAGGACGGCCCGGAAGCCGCCGCACTTGTTTTTGAGGCTAAGCGGCGCGGGAAGTGGGTACACATCGGGAGAGTTAATGGATGGCGTCGCGTGCTTATGTCTGCGAAGTTGGGCGCAGATAGCATAGACGGCACAAATGAACACTTCGCGCCAAACAAGTTTACTTCAAAATGGAACGCCTGGATGATGCAAGCGAACAATATCATAGACGGTACACAAATGATGTTGCCGGGGATTTGACTTGCTCTCTCTCACCCACGCGGTGTATACTTATCCTACACAAAAGAAAACGCCGCGTGGGAAGTTACGCGACGTTTTAGGGGCGGCGGGGTTGTTGACACCGTTGCCGTATTGTATCACATTGTAATTAGATAGCAAATAGGAGTTTTGAATAATGTCAATCGTCGAAGACTATGACAACCTGTCAAGGCTAGAACACGCGACACTTTATTCCAGGTCGATCACCAGTGGCTATGCGCTTCTGCGCAACGGTGAATTTACCCCCACACAAAGCTATAATGAATTCGTCGAAAGTGGTCTTTTGTCCCGACACGAGCGCAGCGTTTCAGACTTCACCGAAGCATACAAGTATAGATATGAACTAACCGAAGACGCGCGGGTATTCCTGGCGTATTGCGATGCCGAGGCAGCACACCAATATGAGGAACTTTGCGCGGCAGTTCTGCCGATTGAATATTAGGAGTAAGCCATGTCAGATGAAATCAAGCGCGGCCTCGGATGGCCCGGTAAATTAGAACACATACACAATCGGGCACTTGCGCAGACCATCAAGCTTGTTTACGTTCACATCAATTGCAACGATCCCGATACCGGCAACTTTGCTGAAGAAATGAGTATGCTTCAAATCCTAGACACCATAGAGCTTGAAGGCGATGTTATAACGCCGCTTCCCATCGAGCTTGTCAACGGCTATCTAGTCTTAGGCGAAGATCACAAATATGTATTTTATGATCGTAGGCGCTGGGTTGGTAACTGGTGTTGGGATCGCTTCACTATGGACCATGAAGACGTTGTGATGTTGCTAGAAGACTTGGCGCTAGTTCACGGCTGGCAATGCATCGAAGCCCCACCGGAAGTCTTTGGGGTTTTTGAAAGTGAAGAAGGAATTCAGAGTGCTATCACGCGCGCCATTTTTAATGCTGGAGAGTAAGTCATGTCAGATCAAATCAAATCAGCCGCGCCTATGCTAAGTGCCGGCTTAACCGGCAACGAACCGGCCTTAAGTCAGTCCGAAAAGTGCCCGGTTTGCTGGCACACCGGAACGTTCTATTGTGTCGGCAGTCCCCCGGACAGAGAAAAAATCTGTAACTTTTGCCGCTTTTACCACAGGGTCGATTCTCCGGGGGACCCGCAAGGTTATATTGACTTTTTTCCAAACGAAGACATTGAATCGTGGCGCGCCGGGCAAGTATCGCCTGAGGCACATGATATAGTATACGGAGTTTAAAATGTCAACACCAACACCATAGTTGAGTTTGTTTTAGTCATTTTCACACTAAATGCCACCTGTAGTATAATTACTTCGCACAAAGAAAAGGCCGGGCGGCAACCCGGCACGGCGGAAATGATACGATTGGCGGCGCGTCTTTAGTATAGCACGAGATAAGAATATCGCAAATAGGAGTTAGATCAATGGACAAGCTTGAAGTCTTGATTCGTGGCAAGGTTGCACGCCACAGAGCAGATATCAATATGCTAGAAGCTGATTTTGAGGCAGCCCAAGATGATACGGCATACAAAGAATATCTGATTTGGTATCTTGAAAATGAGCATCATCATGGATGGAAAGCTCAATGGGGATCGAGGCAAACCTATAGGATGTTTTTAATAAAAAAAGAACAGGCGCGAATTGCAGAGCAGATGTTATCTAGTGGGGGCGGTGAGTCATGTCGGTAGGAAAAAAATTACGTTTTGAGGTTTTTAAACGAGATAAATTTACGTGTCAATACTGCGGTAAATCTGCGCCAGACGTAACGCTACACTGCGATCATATTCAACCCATTTCAAAAGGTGGGATCGACAATATCCTAAACCTTATTACAAGCTGCCAAGATTGTAATTTGGGAAAGGCGGACACCGAATTATCAGACGACACGATTGTAAAAAAGCAGCAGCGTCAGCTTCAAGAACTACAGGAACGACGCGAACAACTCGAAATGATGCTAGAGTGGCAGAAATCGCTTATTGATCTCGACCAACAAATCGTTGACCACGTTTGCGATATTTGGTCTGAGTTAACAGGGTATGGACTATCGCACAGTGGAACGCAGAAAGTAAAGCGATGGATACGGCGCTTTCCGTTAAGTGATCTAATTGAGGCACTGCGAATATCTACCGAGCAGTATTTACGCTATGATTCGGATGCTGATGATCCATCGTTGCCGACTTCCGAATCGGTGGAAAAGGCGTTTAGCTACACCCCGCGTATATGCTCAAATAGACAGAAAGACAAAGATAGGCCTCATATGAAAAACCTGTATTACATACGGGGAATTCTAAGAAACCGTCTGTCATACATCAACGAGCACAAGGCATTAAAGCTTTTGGAAGATGCTTTTTCGGCGGGTTTTGAAATGAACGCGCTGAGCGACCTTGCAAAAGAGGTTAAAAACTGGACTGTGTTTAGAGAAACCTTAGAGCAATTCATTGCAGAAAACGGAGACGATCACAATGGGTAAAAAACTTTACTTCCCCACAGAGGAAGGTGGTATTCAGTTCAAAACAGAGCGCCGTATCGGTGACGTGCGCATACCGAACTACATCTACGATTTATGGATGCCCTTGATTGGTTCAGACGCTATAGGTGTTTACGCGGTCTTTTGTCGTCTAGAACGATCCGGCGGTATCAAGGGTATAACGATGCAAGATATTGCAAATGCCTGTCGAATAGGGAAAGCAAAGCTTACAAGGCTTATGAAGATACTTGAGGGATGTGAATTCATTGAAACAAAAAAACCCACCGGGCAGGCACGCCTTTGGCATTATACAACAGAAATCACAGTAAAAGACCCGGCGCAAGAAATCTCTAAAGAGGTCATTGAAGCCCACCAACCAACACGCGGATATGAACCATTGACACCCTGGCTTATTGATGAAGAATCCCCCGAAATACCAAATGGTACGTCCGGCAGTACCAAACAGTCTTTTGACGAAGTACCAAATGGTACGTCTACTGTTGAATCTTCTATTTTGAATCCTCTATTAGTTGAAGGTAGCGCCGCTAGCGCGACGCCGCCCCAAGATGCCCAAGGTACCCTTGACGCCCAAGCTATCCTCGCAATGCCCACCGAGCAGGCAGCCCAAGCACTCTCCACAATGAAGGTTTCCCCCGCAAAGGCTATCATTGGTGAATTGTGCGCCACAGAGCACAGGGACCTGCTCGAAAGAGCGAAGGAACTAACGACAAAGAAGGGGACGGTGGCGGCAATCGAACGCAAGCTAAACGCGAATTACAATGAACTCAAGTACCTTGTTTTCTTTTTCAAGACAGACTATGCACCCGAAGATTGGATGAAGGCAAGCGGCAAGGCGCGCGGCTTTGCAATGGCGCTCGCTGAAAAGTTAGACGCTAACGGGGTTGAACCTGAATTGTTGCGCGAATGGTGGGCATGGTGGCGCAAGGTTCCTAGTCAGTGGAATTGGGACGGCAAGAAAAAACGCCCGGAAACCGAAGCACATATCTTAGACAGTTGGCCTGATTTCATAGATTATCATGAACGCTGGCAAGCCGCCCGCAAAGCTGAGCAGGAAAGTGCAGCGCCAGTGTTGCCGCCCGCGCCTGACGGCTTTGAAGTACCCGACGACCCTCAACAGGCTATGAGAGAAATACTTGGAATGGTGTCCAATGTTTGATATTCCCGGACAAGTGCCCGAATTCGAGCAGGCGATTGTTGCCGCCTGCTTGCAAGACGAACGTGCCCGAGAACGCGCTTTCCACCTGTCGTCTGGCGATTTTGGCGATCCGCAGTTAGGGCAAATTTGGGAAGCGATACAAACGCTACACGGCAAAGGCGAAGGCGTTGACGCGCTGACGGTCTCTGCGCAACTGGAGCGGTGGGACAAGTTGAACGGTCTGGGCAATATGATTTCGGACTTAGCGAAGTCCAGCATTAATCCGGCAAGCGCAAAAACCTACGTGGGGCACATCTATCAGGCCGGTCTATGTCGAAGCACACTGGCGGCAGCAGGTGAACTTGGTACGTTGTCGGCGACCGGCCTAAAAATGAGTGAGGAAGAATACCGCAAGGCGTACAATGAGATTGTGCAAAGCGGACTACCGCCAACATTGAAAAGTGCCATTGAGCGCAGCAGCGTCGGCGTACAACGCCTTATCGACGAGATGGAAAACCCGATAGGCGTCAAAAATCCGATCTATATCAAGTCGCCCAATGTAGCGGCAGCCGGCGGACTGGCGCGCATTCTGTACCCCGGTTATTTGACAACAGTCATCGGCGGCAGTGGTGATGGTAAAACAGCATGGATGACACAAGTCGCCGAGAACGCAGCAATGGACGGCGCAACGGTCGTCATTGTAGACGGCGAGATTGCGCCCACCGAAGCCCACGCCCGACGCCTGCAACGCTACACCGGGATCGCTTCTGATAAGTTTTTGGAACAGGTATACACTGGCCGGTCGGTTTTGACACCGGATGAATGGGCAACTATACGAGACATCAATCAAAAGCAACAACCCTGGCTTGAGCGGCTTCACTACCTTTATACACCAAAGGCAAACCTTGACGTGTGGAGCGTGATCGATCAACTGCGCGAGCTGCATCGTGAAGAACCGATTAGTTTGATTGTTTTGGATTACATTCAGTT